TCTCCTGCGGGCTACATTCAGCGAGCTTGTGACCGAGATACTCTTCGAGCATTTCAGGGGTCACGTTCAGCTTTGCAAAACCGAGAATCAGTTTCTTACGTGCAGACTCGGGGTCTGCCGTTGCGTCCTTGCTCAACGTCTCGCGTATCTGGGCCATCGCGTCCTCGATAAGATCACGGGGCATCAGCTTCAAGATACAGTTGCGCTCAAGAATTGCGCCGCGACGATTCGTTAACTCCCGTAGATCGCGCTCGTCAGGCTTCACCCATGCCGTCACCCACTGGCCACCTTGATCAACCTTGCGCTGAATTAGTTTTTTGAATTCATCTTCGGCGGTCACCTTCACGTTCGTTTCCACGTCCCAGGCCCAGCCTCGAATCTGGCGCGTGTCCTCGTCGTCGCGGATGACCTCAATCCCGTACCTGATGTTCTCCCAGACACGCGCGCTTTCGCGCGCCGTGTTCACGCTCGGTCCCTCCACGTAGTTAGGAACCCATCGTCCGGTAGCTTCGTCTTTTACCTTGCCACGCGGGAAACGATACCGACCTTCGGCAGCAAACCCGGTGCGTTGACACGAACGCATAAGTTTCGCAAACGCGGTGTCTTCGTTGCGCGGAAAGCGCTTTGCGATAGCGATGGCGCTCTGAACCTCGAACTGCTTCTCGGCCATCGTCGCGGTCGGCGCAAGTTCCCCGGTCATTTCCGTGCGTTGCGACACGACCGCATCGTCCGTGACTGATCGCTTTGCTAGATTCTGACTCATTATGATTTCTCCTTAACTGCGTCAGCCAGGGAGATCGTCACTGGGCGACGGAAAAACGGGCAAGTGCCCGCGTAGCCACAGAAGCGCGTCGAACACCACCAGTCCGTCTGATTGGCCGGTGTGAACGCGCCCTTCTCGATTATTTGCATTGCCCGTTCGACGCGGGCGAGCATGACCGTGAAGTCCGCAGGACCGCGCTTCGATTCCAGCACAACCATCTTGGCGCCGCTCTTCAGATCAACCGCCGTGTCCAGATAAACACTTCCCGGCGTTGTCCCGTCGATAACTTTCGCGGCAAGAGCATACAACGTGAGTTGGTCTGAGTCCTGTGCCGCTTGCGCGTTTGGCGACTTAGCCGCCGTCTTTGTATCGCGAACCGAGGCCCGCCCTTCCTGAACGTCGATGTACCCAGTCAGGTCCATTGGATAATTAGGCATCTCGACGAGCCACTTGCGCTGAACCTCGGTGGGCTCAAGTTCCGGCGCGAGCTGTTGAGCGTGGCACCTTGAGAGCCGCACGGCTTTATCGACAGCCTTGCCCTTCGTTTTTTCAAGCCCATCCGAGACTTCATCGTCGATCAGCCGAACCTCTGTTGCGCTGAACTCGCCCGTCACAGTGTCGCGCGCGAGTGTTGAAACCTCTTCGATCGACAGAAGCGCCTTTGTTGCAATCTTCTGACGAAGGTTTGCGTTCACTGCGGCATCAACGCCACGACCAACAAGCATTGAGACGCCAGGCGCTTCGCGATCGCCTTCAAGGTATCGTCGCCGGTACTGCTCGCCGCAACGCGAAAGCATTGTTAACTGCGTGGTCGAAAGGTGCGGTTTTTCCGGTGTTGGTGTTGGTTGTGCTGCACTCATAATGGCCATAGTCTTGCTCCTTGAATTCTCAACCTGTCCGCAGCCGTGATTGGTTCGTTGGCAAGAGTTCGAACAACGAACAGCCTATCGGCGGCATTTTCGCTATCAACCAACGCAAGCGCCGTCTGCGCTCTTCGTAGCCGCCAAGATTCGGAGCGAGGTATCTGCTCGCGCAGATGCGCCAGCGTTTCCGTGAGTGATTCTACTTGTGCGCTCATAAGATTTTCGTCCTCAAAATACTTCTGCCATCGCGAGGATCAATCGCGAAGCCGTCTCGCGACATCCGTTCGAACAAGAGGCGCGTGAGCCGTACGTCTTCGAGGCAATAATCAATCACGGTTCCGATATTGCCGCGTTGCCAATCGACGGGCGCGAATGCCCCGTTGCCCGTTTTATGTTTTCCAAAATTGACTTCGGCGGCACGGTCCAGGCTAAATCCGCCGTGCTTGGCACCTGCAAAGGTTCGCCCAAGTCCGGCTGCGACCCAAAGCTCAGCCAGGGTGTCGTAGCAGAGCGCCGTGGGCGGCTGAGCGGCAAACACACCACAAGCGTCTAACACCCGATTGTCGAATCCTATTATGTTGTGCCCAACGAGCGGTTCACGATTCAAACTCAGTTCGGCAAATTCAGGGAATTGTTCTTTCGTGAAGACGCGATAACGGTCAGTCGCGTAGTCGTAGGCTCCGATAACACTGATGCCCATGTTGGCGTGGTCGCCCCATCCGTCACAGTAGGCGACGCCCTCAACACGCGCATCCTTTATTGGAATCGCCTTGATAATTTCAAGGTCATACACCAGAGCGTTTAAGGCCATTTCGTTTCATCCTCCACAAAATCTCGCGACTCACGCCACATCTCCGCTAGCTCGTCCTGCGTGAAGAAGCACATCTCGCGCGGCTCGGGGAATTCGGGCTCGGGCTCGAAGTCTTCGTCGGTTGCCATCGCTACACCGGCTCAAGGTTGTCCGCAAAGTACTCCGCCGCAACGAGCCACTGGTCGGCATGGTTCTTTGGGTTTCGAGCGATCATATCGCCGACTTTTGGCGAACCGGCCTTGATGTCCTCGGGCGAGATCGAAACGCCCTCAAGAACCTCACCGGACTCATAGGCCCTCAGTTCTGCGATCTGACTGCGGCGATACTGTTTGAATTCAGTCATACCGTACCCGCCTCCTGCGCGACACCCGCGCCCTCAAGTTCAACTCTCTTAACCTTCAGCCCCGCTTCGTCGGTCGGTCGCTCCACAAGCACACGCCAGCCGCCAGCCGCGAATTCTTCCCCGACCTGTTTCAGCGCGCTCGGCTGCAACGAACCAACGAACCCTTCCGGCAACACGATGATGCTGTAGGGAAACTTGTGCCGAGTAAGCAACGGAAGCAGCAGCTTGGCACGCTGGCCCGCCGACAGGTCTACTACCGGCTCGAGAGTCTTGTCCGCGTGAACCTTCATCAGCTTGCCGTCCTCAACGGTCAGCCCCTTGATTCCCGCGTCGTTGAAAAGCTGCGCCAGTTGCCGAGTGACGCCCTGAGCGACCTTCTCGACTCGTTTGAACTTCTTGAGTGCCAAGTCACGCTCAGCCTGGGCCGTCTCGACGACGATACAGGCCGCTTCGTAGGCTTCGGTCGCTTTCGCCTCTTCGAGTTCGCGGTAGGCTGTCTCTGCCGCAGTACGAGCCGTTTCTACCGCGTCGGCATCTGCGCCGGTGATTTCGGAGTCGAGGATGGCTTTGCGGCGATCCCAAGACTCTGCCATTTTCCGGGTAGTCTCGAAGATCGCTTGCATCTTCCGTCTTGCAATATCGGCACGAGCAAGATTCTCCTTCATTTGAAGAACCCGAGCCTCGGCGTCGGCCACCATCGTAATGCACGCCTCGTATTCATTCTGTGCCGACTGAGCGCCAATCAGCGCGCTGTCAGGATCGGGCCTCTCCCCAAGCGTTTCTTCGATTTCATCACGTTCCGCCGCCCTCTTCTGCCGCTGATCCCATTCCCCGCTCTTTCGGTCGTGATCTCTCACCGCCGCGTCGTATTTCAGTTTCGCCTCACCGGAGCTTATCTCGCTCAACACTTCCGGCTTCTCAGCCTGCGCCCCATCCATCTTCCCTTGTGCCGTGTCAGCGGCTACACCGTGAACCTCGCGCTTCAGATAGTGCGCCCAATGCGCGATCCTTTCCGCTGCATCGGTCACGCTCTTGAGTCGAATCGACGGCTCCCGATCGAGCGCGTAATCCAAAACTTCCTGATCGTCGCTGGCAAGCGTCAGCAGCGCATCATCAGTCAGCTTGACCTCGACAAGTTCCATGAGGGCCGCTATTCGCCGCGGCTCGGCTCGCTTTGGATCCTCGACGTTGGGGACGATGACTTCTGTTATCAAGGACTGAAAGTAAAGCGCGCGCTCATTGTCCTTGACGCCCGCCATCTCTTTGTCGAGAGTCGCGATGCGCTGGTCGTTGATCTCGACGTAGCCTTCCGCGGCGCCGTGGCGAAGCCGGGGCCTCATGTTCTTATCGCCGAGCGCCCAAAGCAGCGCGACCAGCACTTGAGATTTGCCACCGCCGTTACAGGCTTCGAGCATGTTGAATCCCGGATCAAGCGGCGCGTCGATAAGGTCCGCCGGTCCAAATCCGACTACCGTAACCCGCAAAGCGTCCTGAGCCCGTTGTAGTTTCTGTTTTGGTTTCATTGCTTCCTGTCCCCTCTCAGGCGACATGCTTCCATGTTTGCCGATTGATAATGCGTTTAATGGTGCCAATGCTTACCCCGAATGCTCGTGCGACTGCTTTCGTTCCGCGTTCACCGCGCCCGCGTCCCGAAAGATGTATTCCGCGGATTCGTCGCACTGTCTTCGCCGTCAGTTTAGACAAATGTTGGTTTTCGCCTACATGAAGAGGCGGAAGGACAAAACGCCCCTTAGCCATGCAGTCGCGGACGTTGTCTTTTTGCGTACCCAAGAACAAATGTTCCGGTCGACAACATGGCGGGTTGTCGCAGCGGTGCAATACGTTCAAGCCATCAGGAATCGGCCCGTTCGCCGAAACCCATGCTATCTGATGAGCTTTCCAAAGGTGATTATCTACTTGACACGAGGTAGAATCCATGGTACCCTGTACTTGCAATGGTTAGTCCGCTTTCAACTCTTCCGGTTCTTGGTCGCCGCAACGGACTAAATCCTTCAATTTCTCGACTACTTTTGGCGGGAAGAGTTCGGCTATCGCCTCTTCTGTCGTCATCTCGATTGGCTCTTTCTTCTTTTCTTTCTCTTTCGGCATAAGGAGTCCTTTATGAAAAGCGCAACACCCAAAAAGCAACTGGCTGACATGGATTTGATGAAGCTCTTTGAGCGGTTCGGCTCGGAAGAAAAATGTCGCGCTTATCTTGAGGGTCTGCGCTGGCCTGATGGTATCCGCTGCATCCGTTGCCAGTCTGAGAAAATCTCTCGAATCTATAAGCGCAATCAGTTCGTGTGTGATTCATGCAACTACCAGTTCTCCGTAACAGCCGGAACGATCTTTCACGATTCCCACTTGCCGCTCCCCAAGTGGTTCGCGGCCATCTATCTGATCTGTGAATCCAAAAAGGGAATGTCCGCACTTCAATTGAAGCGCACACTTGGCGTTGCTTACAAGACCGCGTGGTACCTCTGCCATCGCATTCGTGAAGCCGTCAAGGACGCCGACACATCGCTTCTGAGTGGCTTTGTCGAAATAGACGAAACCTATGTTGGCGGCAAAGCCAAGAACATGCACAAGGACGTTAGGGCGAGAAAGATTCAAGGACGCGGAGCGAGCGGCAAGGCTATGGTACTCGGAGCAATTGAACGCGGCGGACAGGTTCGGCTTGATGCCGGTTTGGTTGCTGATCGTCAAACTCTGCGAGCTTTCATCCAAGCGAAGCTTGCCGATGAAACGACCGCGATTATGACCGATGATCTTCCGGCTTATGATGGCTGTGGCGATGCGAACACCCGTCATGAGTCTGTCAATCACAGCAAACTGGAATGGGTACGTGGCGACGTTCACACCAACACGATGGAAGGCGTCTGGTCGCTGTTCAAGCGATCTATCATCGGCTCTTATCATCAAATCAGTGTGAAGCATCTTGATCGTTACCTTGATGAACTGGAATTCCGTTTCAACAATCGGAATAACCCCTACCTGTTTCGCGATGCGCTGCTCCGATTGATCGCATCGCCCAATCTTGAATATAAAATCCTCACCAAGCGCGCGTGCTAACACCTTAAGGTCTCAAATTCGGTAAATCTATCTGCGCTACATAATCAGCACCATCATCGAATCTGGCCGTGTTCGTTGCAGGGTTTAGGCTGCTTAGATACTTGAAGCAGTGTGCCTCGTGATAGCCATTAGCATCTCTAAAGCGCACTGCTGCTATTAGGAAAATGATCTTGCTCCCATTTTTGAAAATGTCATCCCTGTCTGTCCTCGTCAAAACCGGCCCTTCAATAAGATGTGAATTTGACTTAGCTGGGAAAATTGGAGCGATTTCTCTTGACAGATTATTTCTAAATCGCTTCTCATATTCCGGTTTCCATTCACTGATTGTCGCCGCCTGAATAGCGGGTCCATTTGAGGAGATCGCATCAATTGGCAGAACATAAACCCGCCCGCTCGGATATGGATTAAGTGCCGGAGAGTCTCCAACGTTTGTCCAAGTAAGATAGAACCGAATTGGTTGGCCTTCCGGTATCGGGTCGCTAATTCCATAATAGAATTGTGGGATGGCCTGTAGATAGGCAACGCTGTTCCTGTTCTTGTCGTGCTCATCCGCCCTTCCCGATAATTCCATAACCATTCTCGTTCGTGCCGCCCTTCCACTCCCAGCAATCACCCTGCGGTCCCTGGCCCGGGGCCTTGTCAACCCTGGCCCAGAGCCGTACCGCAACCGGCGTCCGGGCGATCCCCTTCTTGCGCTTTGGTACATCGAACCCAGCCCGTCGCGCACGACTGCGCCCGGCCGCCGTTGCGAGGTTGAACTGTTCGATCCTTGTATACTTAGCGCTCATTGCCGGTTCTTTGCTCCATGTTTCCGGTTCTGTTTCGTTCTCAAAACGGTTCCGGCTCTGGATCGAGCCCTTGCTTATCCGAATAGGTAACGGCAATCGCCAGCGCCGACCACAAATCCTTGCTGATTCCATAAGTCAGGCCCGGCGCCGACTTAACCCCCGGCGGGCCAAACCGATCAATCAACGCCTGCCGAATGTTCGAATCCTTTGCGCGCGCGGTGTGGCATAGGTGCATCTTGATTTCAATTCGGCCAAGCCTCGACACTGGCAGCTTGTAAAGTTCGCTCCACGCCTCGAAGAACCGGCCGATCCAGAAAACGGTATCGAACACGTCGCGGCCAACCGGCATCCCGTAGGATTGAACATCCTCGATCACGCAGCGCACCGCAGCGAATCCTTCGTCTTTAATCTTGTCGAGCACGACAGCGTTCAGGTCGATGCCCTTATCGAAGATTCGCCCGCCGCCGTAGATCAACCAGGCACTCTGCTTGTTGCCGGGGTCAATCGCCAGCACTCTGATCGGTTCCGCCATTTCGTCTCCTAAGTTCCCTCTGTATCGCCGCTCGAAAATCCAACGCCACCAAGCCTTCCACGACCCCCTTCATCCCACCTCCAACCGAACCCTTGAGGCTTTCCAGCACCTTCTCAATGCGCGGGAGCGGCATCGAGGGGAGTTGGTGGGTGAAAAGGTCTAAAGGTGGCAAAGCGATCTACCCTGCCATTTCTTCAGTAGTAAGAATGCTCCCAATTGTAGCCACGTCGTTGAAATCGCCGGGTAGCAGATAGCCAACATGATCCGTGCATCCTTGCGTTGAGTCCGCGACGGAAGCGCCTTGCTCGGTAATCACCCAAGCAGGAACCTTATCGCAGTCTGGATGACAACAGCGCAACTCTGATAGCTTCATAAACCGACCTCCTGTTCTAAAAAATGAGAGGAAACGGCGTCCTCTTCCGCCCCCTCTCTAGCCGCCAAGGAGAAACCGTCCCCAATGAGAAGTACCGCTCGCGCTTCCTGTTCGATATTCGCAAGCACTTCCGCCAGTAGCTGCGCAGCGTTTACTCGATTCGTTGCCCTGGCCTCTGTGATGCAAGCCCGCAAATCTTCTTGCAGATTCGCGAGGCCCGTCTGTACGCGACGAAGCCGTATCTCGTAGACCGACTCCTCGCAGGGGTTCGCGTGACGTACCGCATCGGCTCGATCACGTGAGCAGGGGCCGCAGATTGGTTGTGGTGCGACGTTTGGACCGGCTGTCATACCTTGTTACCCCACTCTGTTTTGATCCGCTCAAGCAGCGCATCAGCCTCGGCAATAATTGCCTCACGAGGGCCGGGAAACCCAATCTTGCGCGCGAGGATTACCGCATCGTTAAGAGCCGCCATTCCCAACATCTCCCGGCGATACTCCGCGATCGCGATCACTTGAACCAGGACGGCTGCAAGATCCGGCTCCTTGGCTTCGAGCGCGATTTCTGCGACCTCAAGAATCGACTTCAATATGTTTCTTCGAACCTCTTCGGTTGCCATCACTTTGACCTCTCAATCAATTCCCGTTGCAGTTTTCCAATCCGAAGCTTTTCAAGAGGTTCATGAGTGGAACAAAACCGATCCGGCCTCGCCGCTCTTGGACACGGCAACCCCGTCCACGTCTGCGTTGATTGACAGCGATCCGTCCCCGTCGCCCAAAAGATGTAACCGGCGAATCCCATGATCATCAGGGCGATGATTAGCAGCGCCTTGTCGTGCGTCTCGACTGCGGGTTTCTTGAGCAAGAGCTTTCGCCGCTTCTCGATAAGCATCGTTCTCTGCGCTTGCAGCTTGGCGCGGCGAGACCCGATTGTGACCTTGATCGCGGCTTCGATGTTGTCGATTTGCTCGTTGAGCTTTTGAAGTTTGGTTTTCATTTGATTCCTTACTGAATCAGCGCAAGATATTCCTTTACGTGAGCACGCACGGCCCGCAACGTAGATAAAGAGGCCGACATTACCGTGCTGCGGTAACGCATCAACTCAACGCGATAGTTTCCGGCGTCATCCTTCCACACGTTGATCGCGCCGTTGTCGCCCGCTGCGGTCGCAGCACGACCGGCCCGCAATGAGTTCACGGCAGCAGTGGCGCTATAGAAGAGGTCGGCCTCTTTGTCGCCGGACGTGCCCGGTAAATCGACTAAAAGTGGCATTTCTATTTGCCCTCCAGCGCCGCCTCGATGATCTTCGTGAGACACAGCGCAAGCACTATGGTCAGGATTACCGAGAGAATCGTTTTGAGTCGTTGGTTCATTTTTGGTTTTTGCCGAATCGATACAGAACGTGGCTCAGGGTGCCACAACCCATCGCATCGCAATTGTGTGCGGTGTCATACCAAGAATCGTCATGCTCGTCGGGTTCGTGCTCCGGCTCGCCAATTACGATAATTTCTCTCTCGGTCTCGTAAGCCTCAACTAGCTTTCCGCCGCGAGGAATCAAGTCCTTTTGAACCCTGATGACTGCGTAGTCTTCATCGGCAGTGCCCTTCATCTCGTATTCCCCCCGTTCCCCGTGGCTCCCACGGCCCGCCCGTTACCCGTGGGCGACGCGGCATAAACCTTATAGTCTCTCCGTCAGTTCCGATAGCTCTACCCCAAGCCCCTTTGCGATTGCCCGCAGTTTCTCAATGCCAAGTTTGTCTTTCTTACCGGTCAACAATTGCGAAAGGTAGGCGTTTGAGATACCGCCATCGCTTGCCGTCTCTACGGCCCGTAAGGTGAGCCCGCGCCGCTTCATCTCCGCTCGGATAAAGCTAACAAGTTTGCGATTCGGTTGCTTGCTGTGGTTAGCCATCGCCGGGGATTAGAACACGAATTACAACGGGAGTCAACCTATTTTTGCTTGCTATATCGGGCACACGGGCTAAGTCGTTGACTGGCCGACGAATTTTCTTCGCTGGGGAAAATCAAAGCCGCCAACATTCGCAGGTGTCGAGTCTGGGCGTTGGCGGCTCTAATTTTCTACAATCTCGCGGATCGTGGTATGTCGATTTTAGTTGATCTCTAACTTCACTTCGCGAGAGCCCGAAGATCGTGAGCGAGCGATTGGGACATTCAGGAGTCGGCCTCACCCTTGACACTTATTCCCACGTCACACCCACCATGCAATCCGAAGCAACGAGGAAGATTGCGGAGATTTTGTATCCTCAGAAACGCCGCCGCTAGAGAACTCCCGCTTGTGAATCGGCGAACTTTTCTTGTGCGCCTATTGACACGTGTGTATGCGTTGTGTATACTCGCTGCATGATGAGCGCAAAGACAGTAAAAGCAATCGCAGAACACCCAATTTTATGGGAACTATATATACTTGACTCCATGTAGCTCCCTGAAAAATAGTTTGAGGAATCCGCATTATGTACTTGACTCCATCCCCGAATGCGCGTATATTCTTATCACGGTCGATACAGACCGAGCGAATCAGCGGCGAACCGCTGGGGCAACTTCCGAACCAAGGAGATACGAAATGAGCATACGGGTATTCAATCGCTGCACTGACTGCGGACAAGAGAAATCGAACTTCGTCGGCGACATCTGCGTCGATTGTTTCGCGAAGCAAGAACCGATCACTAACTTGGTAACAGACGCGGAGAGCGCGGTTGTAGAGCGCCTCGCGCTTTCCGTAGAACCGAGCCAGCCAAACGACTCCCAGATCGAAGCCCTTATTGAATTTGCAGACGCAAATGGCCGGACATGGAAATCCGCTCTTCGCGACTGTTGGCAAACAGGGCGCTATCCTCGATATTCCGGCACCCAAAAAGCCAACCTTCTCCAGCAAGTCAGAAACTCCTTCGGACCTTCGTGGCTGAGCACCTTTTCGCTCAAGGCCGCGAAGGAGCATTACGAGCGCACGTATCCCGAGATCGTTGACGGCTTGAACGGGCCAGCTAACGCAGTCAGTTCCGTTGACCCTGAATGGTACACGTCGGTTTACGGCTGCTTGGAAGCCTATCGAGGTAAAGCTATAACGGCGGAACAGGCCGTGACTCGCATATCCGAAATACTGGAACCAAGCCGCGAAGCGATCAAGCGCCTTGGTAGGCTCGCTAACCAGATGCACAATACGCAGACGCCGCAACCTTCGGGGCAGGCAAAAGCGTGGGCTGCGGAACTGCAAGACACCGTAGAGCCTATCCGTCAGATCGTTGGCTTTCCCAGATAGGATTATGGCCCGCTGCGGTTCCTCGCGGTGATTCGTATCTCCGCAAGGGGCAATCGTGGCGGGCCGCCCGCTTCGAGAGGATTTATGAGTAGATCGACTATCAGCACCTTTCAACTCTTCGAGATGTTTCCGAATCAGGAAGCCGCTCGAATCTATCTTGAGTCGCGGCTCTGGCCTAACGGCGTGACGTGTCCGACGTGCAAGAGCCGGGAGAACATCGCAGCGCTCAAGGGCAAGGGCAAGACCGGTTTCTACCGCTGTTATCCCTGTCAGCTTGATTTCACCGTCCGCACTGGCACCGTTATGGAGCGCTCGAAAATCCCACTCCACAAATGGCTCTATGCAATGTATTTGCTTGTGACCGCTCGCAAGGGGTTTGCGTCGATGCAGCTTGCAAAAGAAATCGGAGTCACACAAAAGACGGCGTGGTTTCTCCTGCACAGATTGCGCGAGGCGTGTGGCGGCAATCTTGAAATGCTTCGCGGCACGGTTGAGATAGACGAAACTTTCGTAGGCGGAAAGGAAATCAACAAGCACGACAATAAGAAGCTGAAACAAGGCCGGGGCTCCGTTGGGAAAATCTCCGTTCTTGGGATGCGCGAGCGGGGCGGCAACACAAAAGCGTTCACGATTGAGGGCAACGATCTTGGCACCGTTCAACAAGCGATCTTCGATAACATCGAAGTTGGCTCCACGATCTACACCGATGAGCACGGAAGCTATAGCGGCCTTGACGGGCTCCTGTTCAAGCATCGCACCGTCAACCATAGCGCGGGTGTCTTCGGGCGCGGCCCGGTCAACACGAACAGCATAGAGAGCGTGTGGGCTGTGATGAAGCGCGGCATACACGGTGTCTATCACTCGACAAGCAAAAAGCACCTGCACCGCTACGTCGATGAGTTCACGTTTCGCCTGAACGAAGGGAACGTGAAGATTCACAGCTTGAAGCGGCTCGATAGCTTTATCGCTGGCACGGCGGGCAAGCGCCTGACGTTCAAGGAGCTGACCAAATGAGCGGCCAGACTCCTGAGATTCTAGACCGGGTTGTTGACGTGGTTCTGGCCTATCGCCCGGTCGAGAAAGAGAAAGAACCGCGCAAGCGGAAGTCACGCGCCAGGCCGAAAAAGAAGACACGGAAGGCGAAGCGCTAACCTGGTGATTCTTATGAGTACATGGAGTCATCTATATAGTTCCCAATTTTATTCAGCGGTCCCATGATCAACACGATTCTTGAAGGGCGCAAGACTCAGACACGCCGGGTAGCAAAGCTCTTACTTCCTGGCGACAAGAACTACATCCACGCCGCGACTCACAAAGGGTGGGTATCGAAGCGAGCCACGCAGTCTCGGTTCGGCATGCCCGGCGACCGTCTATGGGTGCGTGAAGGCTGGCAGTGGTTCGGGCGCACTAGAAACGGTGCCGGACCAGAAGGCGGGTTCCAGTACCGAGCCGACCTCGCACAGCGAACGTTTCAAGAGTTTCAGGACCCAGACGCACGCTGGCGTGACTTCTTGCAGGCCAATGAAGAAGATAAACTCAATCGCTGGCGTCCTTCAATCCATATGCCCCGATGGGCCTCGCGTATCACGCTTGAGACAACCGACATTCGCGTTGAGCGGCTTCGGGATATCAGCGAAGAAGACGCAAAAGCGGAAGGGATGGAGTCCCTCGGTCTGCGCGGCGGATGGGACGGGCAGATGCGCGAATTTTACAGTAGCAAGGAAAGCCTCTCTTTCGATCCGGTCCGCAAGTTTCGGCTCGGATGGGACGGGTTGAATGCGAAGCGCGGCTACGGATGGGAAAAGAACCCGTGGGTCTGGGTAATAACCTTCAAGAGGATCGAATGCAAAAACAACAGCTAGTCCGCTCACAGGTGCTTCTTGAAAAGGCCGACAAGCAGCGATTCGAGCGTGCCGCCGCGAAAATCGAAAAGGGATCGCTCAGCCAATTAGTCCGGCGTGCGATGAGGGAGTTTGTAAGGAACAACCCGAAGATGTTTCGGTGAAGATTCCCCGCGCAATTCAAGCCAACCGAATTGACCGGGATGATTGGAGGATTTGAGATGGAACATAGATGCCATGCCGTTGAGTGCGATGTCCTAGTGCCTCCTAAGATGCATATGTGTTTAGCGCATTGGCGAATGGTGCCGAAGGCGGTTCAAGATTTGATTTGGAAGCATTACCGGGCCGGACAGGAGATCGATAAACAGCCGACCGTCGAATATATCGCTACGGCCTTTGTGTCGGTTTCCTGTGTGGCATTGAAAGAAGGTAAGCCATTGCCCACACTAGGCGGTTAATGATTTTGGAGGATTTGAGATGAGCAAGCTATTACCTGGGCTTCCGGTTCTATTCATTTTGGTCGGCCTTGCTTGTCGGCTTCATCTTGCGTGCGATAATTCACGAAAAGAACATCCCAACAATGACGCCAGATCAGGTGGTCGTTATGGTGATTTTGATTGCGTGCATCGCGAGCCTAGTCATGGGGGTCATTATGGGACTACTGATGTCGCGAGACTGGTTTGGAGGATGAAATGAGCGAGCAAGTATTGAACTGTCCGTTCTGTGGCAGCAAACCGGACGTAGATACAAAGTACGTTGGCCGTGTGGAATCGGAACCGTATACAGCGGTGATGTGTCTAACGTCGGGTTGTCCGTCCAGCTATTATCACGTAGCGCTGGCATCTTGGAACCGCCGAGCTACCCCGCCTCTGCCCGATGACGTAGCGGGGTTGATTGATGCAAAGCGCGCAGTTGAGAGGATATGGTGGGCACTGGACCACTTCTATCGTGGCTATCCGTCGCATGATACCCATGCTGAAATGGAGGCAGAGTATCGTAAGCTGCTCGCCGCCCTCGAATCACAGAGCAGGGAGCGGGCGGTGTTGGTCGGGCTAATGAAAGACGTACAAGCAGCACTGCTGGGCGCTGACGGTCCTAATGGATTCGGATTATGGGCGTTGCCGATTGAAATTGAGGAACGATTGCGCCTCGCGCTGATTGGTTCGTCGTAGCCGTTCGAGTTGTAGGGAATGTTGTGGACAGGGCTTCGCTTGTCGGGCACGGTTACGGGATCGCCGAGATAGGGGAAGTCGATGGCTGGCATCTTACGCACTCATCGTGTCTCAAACCAGAGCAGATTCTACTTCTTACTTCTTGTCGATATCGGATCAGCGTTGGAAGTATCGCCTCTGCGATCTCCTGCATTTCATGTCTTTCTGCAAGCGTCCTATTGCCCGTCGTTTCATCGAGGTCGAGGTATCGCTCGATAAAGGCATCCAGCCGCCGTTCTTTTTTGGTAGCTCCCAAATCTCTTTTGTGGTCATCTTTCGGCCCATCACGCACTCGGAGCTGGCGGGTTCCACAGCGACAGTGCCCCGCTCGCCAGATTCAACCCAAGATTCACCCGATCCCGCAACTTCGCGTTCTTGATATGCGTCACCTGCGCGGACTGCAAAGCCTTGAGCGTATCCAGCGTGTCCACGACGGCCTGCTTGATTTGCGCCTGATTGCTGGTGTCAAAGGATGAGTAGGGCGCGATCTTCGTATTCAGCACGCCAAGCGCGGTATCTACGTCTTTAAGAATCGCGTTTGCTGTGGCGATGTCTTCCGCGTCCGCATTCGGCATCAACGCCGGTAGCGCATCCTTGGCGCTGGCAGTTGCTACCTGCGCGACGTGAAGCGCTGACTTCAAGTTGGTGATGATCGCCGTTCCCGGTGGCTGATCGGCGGTCTGCTTCACGCAGGCTGTCAGCGAGAAAGCAAGGATGGTTAAGATTAGTGGTCTGATTCTCATTGAGTCTCCTTTTTTGATTCTGTCCGGTTTTGTCTCATTGTCTGTTCACCCGCAAAGACAGACAAAAGCTGCTGTGCAGGTTCAACCTCACCGTCTACGAGATCACGCTCGGGCTCGCCGGGAGCAGCGCCGGTAATACGACCGTTGTAGGCGCGAAGGATTAACGTGGAGTTTGGCGATTGAGCGTCGCTGGCGCGCATGAACTATTCCGCCTTTCGGTTTTCTTGTGCTATTGCGGCATTGAATCCAGCACAGAACGCAGCCCACATCGAGCCCTCGATATGATCGTAGTGCAGCGTGATTCCGACTTCGCCCTTACCATCCTCTGACATCTCTACGCTCACAGAAGGGTAGGTGGCCCAGTTCACAGCGTTCGCGTATTCGCCGCGCGCTTTGAATTGTTCCCACTCGATCATCCTCGGGTCATCGTTTGAGAGGACAGCACCGACACCGCTAGAGATTTCTGGCTTCATTTTATGAACTCCAATGTCTCATCCAGAACCCAACGAGGCTTCCTTGCTTATCCACTCCACAGACCACGATAAGCTGATAATTTTCTTCGCTCCCGAGCCAGTAGACCTGCGTGTCCACCAACTCATTCACAACGTCTTTCAGCACTGCCCACTTTGCTGACGCGAAGGCTTCGTCTTTATCCACTTCACCGTTCGATCCGGGTTCCGGGTTCAACAAATTATCAAGCAGGTCTTCTATCGTCTCAGTCTCGATGGTTTTGTAACCAACCGGCTTATAGGTTCCGGGCAGCTTCTTTGCCCAGTCTCTTAGCTGATCCTCGATGTCTCGAACGAGTTCAGCGTCGAATGTTCCGTCAGGATGAGCAGGATGTATCGGAGCAGCCTGTAAGAAGAAAATGCGCAGGTTGTCAGAACCCTCGCTTTCCCAACTCAGCCCCTTGGCTGCTTTCGCGATTCGGTTCTGCATCTCCGTTGAATTGCCGGTCTTCGCGAGATGATGGCGCTGCGCGGGCGCGGCGACTAAGCATGCGAGAATGACCAGTAACGACAATCCAAGTTTTGTTTTCATCGAGCCTCCTATGATGTTCCTGCCTGCGCGATCATGCTTTCACGCCGCGCGAGAAATTCTCGATATTCCTTCACGTACCGAACAGCCAAAGCTTTCAAGTGGCTTTGTTCGACGCTCGCAAACAGTTCCGCCAGAGTCGCAGCTAATCCTTGCCCGAGTTCGCGCCACGAATTGTTGTCCGGTACGTCCACCGCGTCCGCACTCGACATCCCGAGCATCAAGACGAGCAATTCGGGATGGGTGCCAACCGAAAACGGCTTGCCCGCTCTAAGGTCGGTCAGGACGGCTTCGAGTTTCAGCGTGAGTTGTTCCGTTAGCAGATCGTCCATTAGCCGCTCCTTATGGTGCCTTCGGTAATGGCACTGGCTGAGTGATCCGCACCGGCAAAGCGGTTAGTTGGAAATAAAGCCGCGCTCCTTCAAAGACGGGCCGTAGCAGGTACGTGGCAACCTGACCTACGCGCGCCCATCCGTGCTTCGGCGCCGGAAACAGAATCTCATGCAATTTGTTCCTTGAATCCGTCGTCATTGCGTTGAAGTCTGCCGTGATACCCGCCAGATTGACGCCTACCGGCTGGAAGGATTTTATCGTGCCGTCCGCGTCGATCATCACGGCGCTTGTGTGATCGAGAAGTTCCTGCAGCTTTGGGTTCGCGGTCTCAAGCATCAATGCGCCGTCATCGAGTATCTTGCTGAATCGGGTGTCGACGTCCGAGATCGTTCGGTTGAGTGATGCGAGAGTCTTTGTAGCTTCGTCACCGTTGTGTTTGACCTGGACGCGAGCTTCGTCGCTTACGCCTCTCACGCTGACCAGCACCGTATCCAGAGTCACAAGCCTCGCCGTCAGTTCGTCGATTGCCCTATCAACCCGTGGAAGCGTGCGCCGCGCGATCTGCGCGATTGTTTTGGCGGTGATGTCCCCGACCTCTGATGAATGTTCGATGTTCTTCTGAAAAGCGGGGCTTCTGACAATCGCGAGTTGTTCGTGAACGTATTCCTTCACGTCGCCGGTTGTGTCGTTCAGATTGGAAACGGTTTCGATGGCCTTCGGGCGAAGGACGTGAATCGTGTAGGCGCTCTCGCCGAGCACGAGGATCGCAAGGACGCAGACGAGGACGATGGCGATAGTCTTAATCTTGTCGAGTGTCATCGGTGATTCATTTCACCGCGAGTGTACGCCGAGGCACGGGACTGGTCAAGCTATTGTGGAGCGGGAATGCTGGCGCGGCTTCGCTTCGCCGCTTTATGGACGAGTGTTCTTGCGTAAGAAAGCGCCTTCTTGATGGCCTCTTTCTGTTCCTGGGGTGACTTGTCCGCGAAGCCCGGCTGCGCTTTCAGTGCGTTCACAAATCTGTCCTGCAATTCTTCAATCTTTCGATAGTGAGGTTCGATCATTTGCTTTTCGGCATCGGTTGCGACCTTAAGCACTTCCGCCTTTTGATCTTCGTGCAGATGCGGATATGCATGTTCAAGTGGGGTCTGGGCGACGCGCTCGGTGACACGCTCTTGTTCCTTCGGACTCAAAGGCCCGCCCGCCGCCGCAAGATCGCGCTCAATGCGATCCGTTGGCTTTCCGGCTTTCTTCGCTGCGGCGAGTTCGGTAATCAGCGTGCGGCGTTTGTAGTCGGCTGGGTTCTCTGAGGTCTGGCCCATGTTCTCACGTAAGAATCCCGTAGCGTAGCGCTCGGCTTCCGATTGTGTTCGATCTGGCATTTTGCGCGATCGGTAAGTGGAGACATTCCCACCGAGCAGTCCAAACGGAATCATAACCGCGCCTCGTGCGCCATCCGTTTTGATCGCGTCGAAGATATCCCGCGCCACCATTGGCGTCACGAGTTCGCCGACCTTGCCGCCCCAAGTGAAAGGTTCGCCCGTATAGGTCTTTCCGGTTTTCCAATCCCACAACGTCGCGGGTGCCGGTGCGAGCTTCGATCTGACGAATTGCTGTATGGTGTCTCCGGCAGAATCGCCCGCGAATTCTCGCTGGCCGGTGCTCTTGCGGTAAGCAGAACGTGCCAGCTTGAATAGCGTCTTTACATACCCGCCCATGCCGCCGGTCAAATCCCACTTCTGATTTGTCTTCGGGACGCGCAGTTTTAGAAAATCGTCATCGTCGACATCGAGACTCGTCAGCCCGACCGCCGCCAGTGCGCCGAACAAGAGCGCCATCTTGCCGACGTAGCCATAAGCTTCCTTCGCGGCAATCTTTCTGACTTCCCACGGCTGGCCTCTATAGAACGCGGGCGAGCGAAGCATCCCGAGCAGTTGGAATCGAGAGACGAGATAGCGCGTCGCATACAGCACGAAGCGATTCAGGAACGGCGCGTAATGCGTGAAAGAACCGAGATCGCCGACGCCGGTCATTATGTTCACGATCCGCGCAATCTCCGAATACATTTCAGGATGAAGCGCCGGCGGGAATTTGTTCAGCATCTTCTCGGCATGCAGTTCGAAGACTTTGTAGCGCATCACGTCCATTCCGGTCGTGTATTGGCGTTCGCTAACTCTGACGTGGGGCACCATCTGAGCGATGCGGTTTTGAAACTGTTCTTCGCGAGCAAGTCTCGAGAGTGGATTACGACGGGCTTCGAGACCCGATTGTTTCAGCCCCGAAAGGTGCGCCAGCTCCGCGAGTGGCGATCGCTCCAATTCGTTTAGCCGGGTTTCCATCTGCCCTTCGGTCCAAGTGCTAAAGCTTTTCATCAGAGACTCGAACCAAGCCCGCGGGTGATTCATCAGCGTGGGGATGCCCTGGCGAAGATGCGGTAAGTCAACTGATGAAGCCAACGAGATCGGCAGGCCCAACAAATCAAGCGTAACGTCCAGCTTCGACGGCTTCTGTAGCTTTGCAAATTCTTTCGCAAGATCCCGCTTCGCGGTTTGCACGCGCTTGGTCTGCCATGCCTCCTCGGCGGCCAGTCTCGCGAGTTCTTCCTGTTGCCACTTTGCGTAATCCTCGCGCGCCTGCTGTTGCTCTGCGGGTTTCGTTAACCCTTCCGCCCGGCCCGCCGCCTTTGCTTCAAGCCTACGTTGAATCGCCGCCTTGCTCGCATTGGATTTCAGTTCTGCGGCTGCGTGACGAATCTGCGGAATGTTCTTCGTGTACGGCTTCCCGTATTGCTGCATCTCGGCGTGAAGCTGTGCGCCGGTCATGCCCGGCTCGAAAGTCTTGTCGGCCGCGATCGCTGCGAGATCATCGATGGTCGGTACGTAATCGGGTTGAGTGATTCTGGCGCGCGCTTCTGATGCCGCTTGGATAATCGGCGCGTTCCACTTTCGGGAAGCTGCCGCCGCTTTACGTTCCGCTGCTTTTCGCTCTCTCGCCGGAGCAGCCACGTTGCTCTTGATCGACTCCATCGCGGCTTCTCGCGCTCGCTTCAGTTCTTCCCGCGCAGCATCAGCGACCTCTTCGAGACGAGCCTGTTCCTGAATCTTCGCGGCCTCGGTTTCGCGCTTCGCCTCTTCGATCACCGCCGCACGCTGTTGGCGCTCAAACACTCGTTGCGCTTGAATCTCAGCCTTGGGCAGTTGGGTCTCTGCTTCTTCCGATGCCTTGCGCCATTCCGCGTTCGATTTATCCCAAAGCCGCGCCGCTTCCTTCTGAGCTTTCACATTGTCGGCTTCCCAGGCAGCATCCATCTGGGCTTTCTTCTTGGCTGCGGCTTTCTCCGCTTCCTTCACGGCGCGCCGCGCATCGGCGATGTCCCGAGCAAGTTCCGCCCGTGCGCTCATCGCCTGTTCGGGATTGCGCGCAGCGGAGACAAGCGCTTGGCGCCGGGCATCCTTGAGCAAGCTGTCAGCGGTCGCTTTGATCTGCTCTTCATACTCGCCGATTATGTCGGGGAAGCTGGCCCGCATCTCTTCGAGGATTCGATCAAGCGGGAGCCCTTTCTTGGTTTGCGACTCTTCGGCTACACGAGCAGCAAGGATCGTTGCGATGTCGTGCGCCACTGATGGGATGTCGTCTTCTTGGAACAGAAGATTTGACGGCCCCGCCTTGTCGATCTGCGATTGTTCCCGGCGAGATTCCAAAGTGGGCGAGGTTTCAAACAGCGAAGCTTGTTCTGTCTTCAGCGCGGCGCGTCTGGTTGGGTTCGCCATCTCCATGAGCGCGCCTTGCTGCGCAGGCGAGAGTTCGGCTCCGAATAGCCCGCCCTGCCGAATGTAATCGTCCACTGCGGTCCTGAGAGGCTGGCTGGTCTTCTTTGCTTCCGCTTTCAAGAATTCAAACTTCGCCTTGACGCGATCCATTTCATCGGCAGTCAGTGAGCCTTCTTGATAGAGCTTTTTGCCGTAGAGTTCCTGAAGTCTCGCGCTTGCTTCGTTAGCCTGCGCTTTCAGGTTTCCAAGCATCACGCTTTGCCACGGCGCACGCTTTGTTGCTTTCGTCGCGGTCCCGTCCTGAACGGCCTTGCGCTCTTTCTGAATCCGATTCTTCTCGGTCTGTGCGCCCTGAATCTCGTTGCTCAACCCGACGAGCTTCTGAGCCGCCGTGCGCCACGTTCGCGAGTTCTGATCGAGCCCTTTCTGCGCGGCGAGCTTCTTGCCAAACGCCAACACCTTCTCGGGCGCGAGCTGATCGGTCTTTTGAGCGGCAAGCAGCGCGAGATTACGGCCAAATTCTGAACGCACGCCAATCGTGTGAGCCATGATCTCGGTGGCGTCATGTTCGAGCGCCGCGATCTTGTCTTCGAGTTCAAGTTGCTCGTGCGGCAAGGTAGCTGGCGTGATCTGCGCTCTGAGTTGCTGCGCTTGATTCGTGAGAGTCTGGGCGTATTGGGCCGCTGCCGTGAAAACTTCACGAGACGCGATTTGAATTTGTCTGAGACTTTTGACCTCTTTGATAAGATCGGGTTCGAGTTCCGCGACTCGCTCAAGGTGTTGCTCGCGAGAGACCGGCGCTTTGTGTTCCCCGCCGCTTTCAACGGCGGCTTGTCGCACGATGTCGCGAAACTTTGCTTCAGTTTCGGGCGATGCGAACGATGAGCGGCGGAAGTTCCAGTGATCAGCTTCCTTGATCTTGAGCGCGGCCTGTTCGCGTTCGCCGCCGAGGATTCGATCAAACGCACGGCGAACGCTGTCCGACATCTCCATGTCGGGACGAATGCGTTGATAGATTCGTGAGAGCCATTCCTTGAATTTGTCGAACGCGGCTTTGAGCGCGGAGGTTGGCGCGTTGCCTTCTCTGAAGTAGCCCTCCCAGGCTCGTGCACCTTTCTCCGACCCGGCGCGATAGCTGTCTCGATCAGCCTGCGTTGCGGAACCATCTACCCATCCTTGATGCTGACGTAGATATTCGGGAATGCCTTCAAAACCGGAATGCTCAAGAATGGCTCCTATGGCCGATTTCAAGGTAGCGGGTGCTGTTGGCTGATTGGCGAGCCGCGCAAGGATCGGAAGCGAGCCATGAAAGATTTCGTGGATCGCGGAAGAAGCATTTGGGTTCTGACCGGCGCGGATGATGGCTTCGCCTGTTTGAGTGAATTCGGTTGAGGCAAGCTCCCCTTGCTTTAAGATATTCGGGTCGTTCGGGTCGAACGTGCCTCGGTTGAAGACCGACTTTACCGCCGGCGCAATCCTCACCGTTTCGTAGAACGCGCGCTTCACCTTCGCGGCGTCAGTCTTCGGATCGCTTTGCTTGAGATCGTAAACGTAGCTCTGCGCCAGCGCCTCCATTACCTCAGAGGTTCTATGCGCGACTTCTTCGGAGTATCCCCACTGTTCGATTAGAGCTCGTCGGAAGGATTGCCGGTCGGTGGCGGTGACGGCAGGTTTGACTTCTGTTTTCTTCGGAGCAACATCAGCGCTCTTGCTACTACCGGCGGGCGCGGCTTGCGTTCCGGCAGCCGCGGCGCTTTGCCTTTCGGTAAATAAGCCCTCACGTGCGCCACCGATAGCTTGTTCCGCAGCCGTTGCAATGTTTGATTGGTCAGCATCTTGGGTTCGCCTTACGGCCGCTTCCAGAATCTCTTCCTTCGTCGGCACGTTCTGACTGAAGAACGATTGCTGCCTTGGATCACCGATAGCATCAACCGCATCCAGATAGTTTGTCAACACCTGGGAAAGCTTAGTCGCCGAACGCGCGTTCTCATTCAAGGTCCAGAGCAGTTTCTTTTGAACCCGACTTAGATTCTCGCCGAAAAGCTGGCCCTGTCGAAGAAACTCATCAACCGTGATTCCCGACTCTCTGACCAGCGCAAGTTGCTTCGCGGCTTCCGCAAGGTCCGGCGACAGATCCAGCGCGTAGCGACCGCCGCCGGTAATCATCTGCTTTAATTCAACGAAGCGCGGCGCCACCGTAACCATTGCGTTGATCACGCGCTTTGTGTTCACGTCGGTCTCTTCAGCAAGTTTCTCGAGCGCGGAGATCCCGGCATCGGTGTCAGCGTAGGCTCTGGCGAATATCGCGTTGCGAACACGATCGACACCGGTCTGGTTCAGCGAGCCATCGCTTGTCAGAAGATCGCCGCGGGATGGCCCGACTACTTGATCGAGAAAGCCTTTCACGAACTCTCGGTTACTGGCCGCAAGAATGTCGCCGTCTTCGCTTGGCTTGAATTGCGCAATCAATCCGGCGCTGAGTTTTCTTGCATCGCCACGTGCTACTTCGACTGGCGAAAGCTTCAACTGCGTGTCTTCGTTGGCTTGTTCCGCGAATTGAATCCTTTCGGCGGGGCTGAATTCTGTTGCTCTGATCTGAGCAAGGATCGGTTGCTTCATCGCTTCGACTTGGGCCGGTGTCATTCCGAACTTCGCAGCGTTCTCTTTCAGCCATGCTCTGTACTTCGCTGCTTGTTCCGGGTGATCGCGATAGATTCGGCGAAGCATAATCACTCGCCCGTTGCCCGACTCAACCGCCATGTCGGGTCCGACGATTGGAGCGCCGCGTCCAGCCTCGATGCTCTTCCCCAGATATTCAGGTTCGAAGCGTTTTATCTTTTGCTGCAGATCGTCTTCGCTCGACACCTTGGCGCGGTCGCGATTCTGCACGCCTTCAGGGAAGTGAGGATTCGGGCGAAGCTCGACATCATGGCTTGTGATCGGCTGATCGGATTCAAACAGCGCAAAACGAGTCTGCGCTTCGATGCCGCGAGGCGTGACAACGCGAGAAGGTTTGCCGATGACTGCTGCCTTCTCTTTCGCTTCGCCGGGCGCGAGGTCGATCTTGTCTGAAGGCGCGCTTCTGAGGCGTTGAAGCTTCTCTGCGTGAGCAACTACAGTTGGGAGCACATCGACAACGTATTCGAAGTCTCCACCGAGCAGCTTTTCGAAGTTCGCGACGAGTTTTGAGTAATCCGCTTCGCCTTCGGCCATGAAGGACTGTGCGATTTCAAGCAGCGGGCGCTTTACCTCGTCGGGGAGCTCGATGTCTTCGTAGGCTTGGGGAGTCTTCGTCTGCGCCAAGATGTTCGCCTGTTTCTCTCTGCCGCTCGCAATCTGCTTCTTACCCTCGCCCTCCATCGTGAGTGGTCCCCAGGTATGATCTTTGGGATAGTTCCGATTCACCCACTTCTGAGGATCGCTCGACTCGCTGAGCGAAGCGGTTCCTACGAGCTTTCCGTCCTTGTTGAAAATCCCAATCCGCTGGCTTCCCGGTTCCTGATAGAGCTTCGGTGCCCCGCGAGACTCGCGGACCCGCTGCTTGAACTGCTCGGCTGCTGATTGGCGCTTCTCTTCGAGGCGGACAGAGAGAGCTTGAGAGAAGGCATCGGCTGCTGGAACTTGGGGCTTTGGCGCAGCGACCGAGGGCTTACTTGGAGCTGCGGGCTGTTTACTTAGAGGTATGGCCGGTTTACTTGGAGGTTGTAGCGGCGTCGGCGCGGCTGGCGGTGTCTCCGCTACTGGCTGAACAGGCTCCGGTTTCACAAACGCCGCAAGCTGGTTCCCGTGCAATCTCGGATTCTGAATCACATGCTCATCGCCCGTGCTATCCTTCACGCGAAGATGCCCGGCTTCCACTCCGTCTTGATTCTCAGCAACCGTGACCTCGCCGAATCGTTCATGCGCGAGTTTACGGACGGGCGCAGTGGGAGTTTCTGCACCCTTCTCGGTTACTTGCTCTTCGGCTTGTCCGCGTGCAGTGACTTCGCTCGGCTCGACGGGTTGCCGCCCGACCCCTTCTTGATGAACGTCCGCGCTGCTAGTTCCTTTGCTTTCGGTTCCGGCACTCCGCGCTTCTCGTAGCTTTTCTTGATCTCTTCGTATTGCTTCGGCATCTGATTCTCCTTTCGTTGTGGTCGTTACTTTCCCTTCGGGCTTGGCTTCGGGGCTGGGCGCTGTTTCACCGGCTGCTTCTTCAGCGCTGGCAGTTGGCTTTCCTTGTACTGTTGTGGGAACTGGTCCCTTATCGCTATCACTGAGATTCTCCTTTGGCGCTCCTGCGAGTTCGTCGACGGGAATACCGGCTTTCGATTCCGCGACCTGAACAAAGCGCCGTCCGTTCTTCACTCCGAGATCGCCTGTGACAATTACGGGGATGTCACCATCCGCTGATCGCCATACGGCTTTCGTTCCCAAGGGAACCTCGTCGGTTTTGTTCGCAACGAGAGGTTCGCCTTGCTTTGTTCCAACTTCTTCTCTCGATACTTCTTCGATCTTGCCGCGTTCTGGTTTTGTTTCGGCTTTGCCTTTCAGTGCTCCGCTTCCTTCTGCGAGCGCCGCCAAGACAAGATTGTGGAACATTGATTCCGAGGTAGGCGGATTGCCAGCCGCCGTTTCGACCAACGTTGGAACCGTCGCGAGAAACGCACCGCCAAGCACTTTTTCGAGAGTCGGGCTGATGCTCTGCCCCTCGGTCAACGTCGGCACAGCCGCACCCGCTTTTACTTGCTCGCTGACGACTTTCTGAGCGAGTCGTTCTGCTTGCGTTTCGGTGATGCGGCCAGACGCTATCCAACTTTGCAGGGATTCGAGATCGCCCCTGCTAAGTCCGGTTGGCGCTTTGTCGGCCGAGAAGAACTTCGAGGCTTCGAGGATGCGCCGTGCGGTTTCGGCTTCCGCTGCCGCTGCCGCATCCGCCGGTTTCATCTTGCCGGTCGTCACAGCTTCGTCGAGGGCTTTGATCTCGTCATCGGTCAACGCCTGGAGCCCACGGAACAAATTCGGAGCTTTGATGTATCTCATCATCTGACCCACACCTTTGAGCCCGAGATAGGTCAACGCCCCTTCGGCCGCCGCGACGGGTGCGGATTTCCCTTGTCCGTAAGAGCCAAGCGCTCCAAGTGACGCCATTGCGCCGACCGATCCGGTTGCGAGCGCGGGTGCGATCGCTCCGACCGTTCTTTCAGCCTCTCCTATCGAACCCTGTCGACCATAAAGAGCCTCACGTTCTCTCGCGGTCTGCTCAATCCAGGCGCCGAATTCTTTTGTCTTCTCGCTTCCAAATAATCGACCCACTCCCTTGATTGTAGGCGCAACAAATCCTTCGCCTGCACCTCTGATGATGGAGCCGAGATCGGTCAGTACCGCACCGCCCATCGGAAGCGGCCCGCCGCCAAGTCTCTTTCGTTCTTCTGGCGTCAGCGGCGTGCCTGCTTTCTCCTGAGCCAGTGCGAATTTCGTTGCGGCATCTTCGCGTTTGGATTCTGGAAGCGCAGCAAGCCGTTCGATCTCAGCGCTGCGTTTATCACTCGTGGCCTGTTTGCCCTTCTCTGCCCGGTAGTGCTGGAGCCACGACCGCTTCGCATCCGAGTTGTGCGCCTCCAGGTCAGGGAGAATGACTCGCCCGCCTTCGTCCTGCGCTGCGCGAGCGAGCAACACCTTTGTCGAACCCTCATCGGCGGGTTGATAGAAGACGCTCGCGATGTCCTGTTGGCTCACATGCGGCTTGCTAAGAACCGCTTTGGCAAAGTCTGCCGCTTCTTCGTCGGTGAACCCGAGTCCCTGATAGCTGAGTTTGCCAATATCTTGCGGGGTTGGGGTCTGCCCAGAACGAAGATGCTCGGTCAGGTTGATTTCAACGCCAGTTGGGCCTTGAGGGGCGATCTTCGGCGTGGTCGGTGGTCGAAGATTGGGAGCTTGCGCAGGTGCCTCTATGACCGCTGGTGGTGCCTCCGCGACCACGTTCGTTTCTGGTAGCCCCGGTGAAGCCGTGGGCGTGTCTCCGAAATAATCTTCGATCTGGAAGGGCTTAGCTGACACCTGAACCTGCGGCGCGGCTACGGGGCTCTGAGGGCCGTCGCCGAAGTAGTCTTCAATCTGGAATGACGGCGCTCGTCCGGCTATCTGATCAGCATAGGCTTTCGTCTTTGGATTGCCTCTTGGGTTCGCCAGTGCCTTCTCTGCTGCACCCTCACCCGCGAAGTATCCGGCTGCAACCTTTCTGGTGTCGCCGTTGAAGCGACGATGAAGATCCTCGATGTGGCTCAAGCTGGCATCGATGTTCTGCTTTGCGTCGAAAGGATCAGTCACTCCGTAGCGTTTGGCGGTTTCTGGAAGCAACTGGCCTATGCCCAGCGCACCGTTGTTGCTGACGGCCTTTCGGTTATAGCCGGATTCCTGTTTGAAAAGCCGATCAACGAAATCAGGATCGAGGCGGCGCTTGGCTGCTTCCTTGCGCGCGTATGCTCGGTTCTGTGATCTGTCGTCACCTGGGATTGGATCGTATTCGGGGTCGGCGGGATATGAGCCGCCAGCGGGAGAAGGCGAGTCGCCTAAGAAGTCTTCAATACGAAAGTCGGTTTCGGCCATTCCATGTGGTTATGGGGTGATGATTCCCCCCGCCGCGTGCCACTGCCGCGAAAACTCTTCGAATGAAAGTCCGAGCTTTTGAGCGACGATCAGCGCATTCTTCTTGAGGAAGGGAAGTTTCTTGCTTTGCTGATTAGCAACCGCACGCTTGATTTGATCGGCGACATTCGCGGTTGGCGGCGGTATCGTTGTCACGCCTGACTTATTCTGTTTTGGCACAATGAACGGGAAGCCACCGTCACCCTTGCCGCCTTCGAGTTCGTCGGGATGCGCAGCCACCGCTTTTGCGACTTTATCCTCTGCAATCTTCCATAGTCGTTGGGCTTCCTTCTCGCGAACCTGATCGGGTGCATCACCGCCGACCATCTCTCTTTTGATTTTCTCGTCAAAGCTCTCTTGCTTCGTAGCTTTCGGGCCAGCCTTCGCGAGATCGATAGCCCCTTGCGCCTCGTTGAAGGCTCTTTCGGCGCGCGGTGTCATTATGCCGCCGCTATTGGTCTTCACCGTCTTCGTCGTCCCGATAGCTCCAAGCGAAACCTTGACCGGCTCACCGCCGTTCTGAGGTATTCCCACAAATGTTGTGTTGCCGTTGTCGTCTTTTTGAAACGTGTGCGCGGAATACTTATTCGCCTTCAAGTCCTGCTGTAGTCGCAAAGCCGAGATGAACTGGGTTCTTGGCACTTTTATCTTTCCTGCGTCCCCAAAATCCATCTCTACCGCAGTCGCGTCTTCACCAGCCGCTCTTCCTTTTGCGGTTGAATAGGCCTTCTGGTATTCGCCCGCCGCTGCGGTCTGTTGCTTTTCGAGCGCACGCTCCTCCTGATCCGATTGGCTTGGGAAGCGATAGGTTTTACCTCCGACTTGAATCGGCTCGCGGTAAACAGACGGGTCCATATTGAAGGCTTGTCTAACCTTAAGATCGGCTTCTGGTGTCGTTGCTGGTGACGGCATTAATCCTGCGCCATGTAGTGTGATTGCGGTTGCCAAATCCTCATGCGCTCGCTGACGCTGGCGATCTTCGAGGTCCATCTGAAAAATCTGCCGCCTTCGATCACGTTCCTCTTTCTGCGCGCCGAGTTGCTGCACGTACTGCATGATTTGTAGGGCTCTCGGATTACTCAGGAGCGCGGCTTTCTGCCACGTATTCATTGAGTCGAAGCTTGAACCGAGACCGAAGCCGAATCCTTTATCTTGTCGAGGATCAATGCCCGACGTATTTTGATCTGGGGGGTAACTGCCCATCGGTTTCTAAACCTGTCCGGTAAAGCCGTCATCGAATCCACCACCACCGCCGCTGCCGCCCGCGTTCCCAAACATCTTGCGCAGCATTAACATACTGGCAAGATCGCCGCCGATTTGAGAGAACGCCCCGCCGTAATTGCTCGGGCCGGTGACGCTCCCGGTGGTGGTCTGACTCGTTGGATTCGTAAAGCTCTGCGCGAGTCTCAGCATCTCATCGTATCGCTGTTGTGCTGCCGCGCTTAAAGCCTGCTGGCCTTGACTCAATGCGTTGACTCGCCCAATTTCGACGCCGCGAAGCGTAGTGCCAAGTTTCCCGGATTCCCCAAAGCCTCGCGACGCAAGTTGCTGTTCGAGCTTCGGCACTATTCCGGCATATCCGCTATTAACCTGAGTCGCCATCTGGTTCTTTTGCCAGCCGGGAACGCTTGGGCCGTTCGCGAGAATGTTCTTGAAGATGTCCGCAAGTTGCGCATGAATCGCGGCCTGTGCGGGGTCGTAGTTGGCGCTGGTTGTTGAGGTCGAAGTTGACTTCTTACCCTTTGCGCTGGCGATTGCACCGACGCCGCTGATGATTGCTGGGATGAACGGAATGACAGGCATTGGTTTACCTCTTCGCGGGGGCTGAATTATGCTGATCCCATAGTGCGCGAGCCTGCTGCCTGCCTAGATCTAAGCTTCGGCCTCCATCGTCGCTCTCGGCCTTCCCGATATTGAAAACGATCTCTGACCAGAACGCACCGGCCTCGACGGTATCCATCTCGAAAGTGATGCCGTTTGGCAAACTAAAAACAACGGAAGGCCGGAGCAAGCCACGCTTCGGTTGAGGCGTGATTAGTATCTCTTCAGCTTTGATGACTGGCATAGACTTACGCTCCTAGCAGTATCTTCTCGACCGTTTCGTAATCGGGATAACCCAGCTCGTATGCTGCGGCGAACGCCTTCGCTTGCCTTGTGTGATTCTCATACTCCTGGATCCACTCCGCATTCGCCTTCACCCACTCGACCTTCGTCAACACCCACATCTCCATCGCGACCGCGTTCCCTTCCTGCGTGACCGGCTCTCCAAGTGAACCGCCGAAGTGCCCGCCAAGCGATCCGTGCAACGCGATCATTAGCCGGTTGTGGCTGAACAATGAGAACTGCATTACCTCGATCCCACTCGCGAAGATTTCCTGAAGCACAAGATTGATTGCGGTTGTCGTCTTGTCTCGCCCGTACATCTCACGTTTGAATATCCCGTGGCCATCCGCGATCTTATCGAGCGCGGGAACAAGGCAAGGATCGTCTGATTCAGCAGGAACCCCGAGAAAGTGCGGCATCATTTCGAGGTAGCCCGAAAGTGCGCCGTCAAGATAGACCCCCCACGTGATGATCTGCATCGACTGCGTTCTGGCGATTTGATACGCAATGAAGTCTTCAAGGCTCTGGGGAGACTGGTCACAAGAGACGTGATGTTTGCTCTTTTCGATCCACGACCATAAAAGCGGAAAGTCTGCTTCTGGGAATGGCTTTGAAACCGTTACGTGCGCGTTGTAGGTGATCGCTTTCTCCATTACTGTTCTTTCTCGCGCAACTATAGCACCGCTCACGCTTTCAACCAATCAAAATCACAGCCCTATCGGAAACACCGACTGATAATCCACTTCCGTTGGTGGGAAGTCTGTCGGAGAATAGACAGTCGGCGTGTCCGCTGACTTATATCCTGGGACGTAATAGGTGAGTTCGCTCCATCCGTCACTTCCGCCCCCGCGAAACAGATTTCTCCATTTCATCGCGATCATCGGCAAAAATCCGCTCGGCGCGTTGATCTCGTGATTCGAGTCCGGCTCAAGCTTTTTCTGATACTTGATCTTGCCGGTGCTGGCCCTGCTCATCTGCGCGTAGCCCTTAGTTAGAAAGTATGAGTTCGCATCATCGGGCGGGATCGGCTCAACGACGTTCTTCACGAGATCGGCATCCAACCAGACTCTGAACGGAACCGCCGTAATCAACCCAGTCTGATTGCTGAACGCATAACCGAAGCTGCCCTTCGAGACAAGGTAGCCTGCGTTGTTCGTCGGGGCGCCCGCAAGCGCAACGTGTCCCGGCGCAGGCTCGATCGTGTAGGTTCTGGTCGCCCCAGTGTAGCCCGTGATCTTCTGAATCTGCTGGCCCGCTGCCGCCTCAAGGATGTAAAGCATCATTCCTTTGTAATGACCATCGACCGATGAGTCCGTGCTGGCCCCAACGAACGTCGTTGTGCCGTGCCCTGTGCCAGACTTGCCGCCGGTCACGAGGCCGCGGTGAATGATGAACCCCGCTCCGCTGGCGGGAGCGGCTGACCAAGCGGGACTCACTGTGACCTTTTTGGCCACTTCATCGTAAGCGGTGATCTTGCGAAACAGGTCCGCGCTTGCCATCGAATCAATCTCGATGTAGAAATCTCGCTCGGCGCTTCCGACGTAGTGGTTCGCAATCGCGGAAGCCGCCGCGTCCAGATAATACGTTGTAGTCGTGTTGACGGGTGACGCCGCGCCGGTATCTGAGCGCTCGATGCCCATATAAAGTTCGGGCACTGCGGTTCCAGTGAAAGCGGTCGAACCGAGTCCCGGATCACCGCCGGGTGGTACGAGCGTTGGGTAGTCGAGCGGTTTGCCTTTAACGATACCTTTCCCTTTGATTCGTACCTCGGCGCGCACGCGCACCTTGACGCCTGTTGTGGCGAACGGTTCAGCGAGATCGCTGACAGCTAGATTGGTCGAGAAGTGCGTGGCATCAATTAGCGGCGTCGTGGCCTCCGCTTCGTCGGCCGCTACCTGGCCGGTCGTTGGATTCATCCAGACGACGCCCGAGTCATCGTTGAAGAAGGCGAAGTAGTATCCGCGCGTGCGTTTGACGTTGACCGGCGGGGATACGCGGGCAAGAAAACCAACTTTCCGCGCCCATTCCAGAGTGAGGTCTGTAACAACTGCCGGGATGTCGAGATCGAGCAAATCTTCGCCGCCATCAATCTGAGTGATATCGATCGCGCCGAGCGCCTGATTCAATGCCGCACCCGCTGAAAAACTTGCAATCTGCCCTACCTGTTCAAGAGTAGGAATCGAGGTCTTATTTTTTGGCTTCCCGCTGTTCTTGATGACGTGGCCCTGGAGATCAATGTCGCCTCCAAAGCCTACATCCTGTCCGCCGTGGCCGGCCGCGTTCTTTAGGGAGTCGGCAATCTTCTGATGGTTCTCGTTGAGATCGGCGATGAGGTCTTGCAGAAACGGTATGATGTCTTCAACGCGCTGAGGTAGTGAGCGCTCGATTGCGAGCCACGGCACCGCGAGGTTCTTTGGTTTTGATGTGACCTGATCGGGCATTTTGAAAACCTACGCTGCGCGATCAACTTGAAGCGCGTGCCAGCGCCATTCATTACTTCCACTCGGCACAACCGGGAGTTTGCCCCAGCCCCATTGCCCCTCGGCTGTTTGGGCAATCGGCAGATCGCGCCAAATCCAAGGTGTCGCGCCCGGCTCACCGACCATTTTGATTCGCTCACGTCCAGCATACAGAATGAAATCGGTCGAGGCTGTGCTCGCTTTGAATCGATGAAGCCGCCCCTGAAACGTCGAAGGCAGTCGAATCTTCTTTGTCTGGCGCACGCCCGCGCTGGTCGCAAGCGTCGGCGACAACCGCACGGCCAACACGCCGCCGGGAATATCCGCCAGACAAGCAATCGTGATTGTCGCGCTGCTCTCGTAGTCGAATTCCAATTCCTTCGCCCACTTCACTCTTTCGGTCTGCCAGTCGATCTCTCCGCTGTCCCAAATCTTGCCGCTGCTCCCAAAGACATATTCCCCGATAACGCGCATCTCCAACTCCGCGCCGTACAGTGCCCAGTCGCTCGTCGAGGTCATCTTGATTCTGAAGTTGCGCCCGCGATAGAACGCGCCAGCCGCGAATGGAATCTCTACAACACGCCGCGCTGCGTTCGCGTTGATCGTCAACGGTGAGCCTCGCTGTACGAGCGCACCGCCGGGAATGTCTGAAAGGATCGTCATGGTCACATCCGCCACGTTCTCAAGTTCGATTTTCAGCGACCGCGCTTCTTTCACCTTCTCGCTGCCGAAGTTCAATTCGTCCGAATCCCAGGTCTCGCCCGCAACAACCCAATCGCCGATGACTTTGTATTCGACCCTGCCGCCGTAAAGCTGAAACTGTGCGCTGGAATCATCGATCGTGAGTCGGCTTAGATAACCACGCTCTCGCGAGGTCAGCATCTTCGGCACTATACGCCTTCCAGCAGTGAGCGGAATCGCAAGCGCCTCGCGCAACGTCATCGCATTGCTCGGGAGATCGGTCAGGACCTTCAGTTCGGTTGCCGCAACGCAATCGATATCGAGTTCGATCTGTCGATACTCTTTCACGCCGGGAACTCCAAAATCGGATTCGTCGGTATCGAAACTCGAACCCTTTCGCGCTTCAAGGTAGTAGTGAAGCCACAGTCCCTTAATGTAGATTTCGGTGTCCGCGCTCCCGGTGATCCTGATTGAACAGTTGAAAGCCTTCTGGCCGTCTTCTTCGTTGAACTGCAAGGTTTTCTTTTGAAGACTTGCCGAGGCCGGGACGGTCCCGAGGGCCATCGCTGCCCCGTTGTTCAAGAAGGCCGTGACGGTCAGCGCGACCGGGGAACTGTATTCAATCTCAAAATCGTTCAGTGTCTTTTCGGCATCCGGCGCGCCCAGGTCGTAATACTTCGACTGGTAGGCAATAGGGATCGCAACCGTCGCATCCGAAGACCCGGTTTCAAGCGCAAGCACGGTGCCGCCCGAGGTTCCAGCCAGCAGCGTGTTCGCTTCGTTGTAGAAAGCCGAGAATGCTCGAGAGTCCCGATACCACCGCTGAGTTTCGACGTGATAAACAATCGTCACGTTGTTAGAGCTTTGGCCGCTTTCGGGGTAGCTCATATAAAGCCGCCCGTTAACCAGTTCGAGACAAATCTTCGAGCGCGCCGATGAACTGATCGGCGGAATTGTCACTCCGCTTGCAAGCGTAACCGTCTGGCCCCTGAAGATCGGAGCAATCTTCTGGGAAAGCTTTTGAGCGGTTCGGCCCGCAAACAGATACACGCCTTCGGTGTCGCAGAAGTAGACGCCCTGATCGCCGGTGACTAAAGCCTTCGGTCCAACAACGCCATGCTTCACGCCAACAAATTCGTACTGCCCGCCGCTATCATCGGGATCTCCGATAACTCGCCAGATGGAGTTCGATTTCCAGATCAGGAGATATCCTTCGTGAACCGTGATCGCGACTATCGCCTCACCCGAGCCGCCTACGTCGTTCCAGTTTCCCGCAGCGTCTGCTGCTCCTGGGAAGTACAGTTGATTGACCGCTGACCACCAGTAGCGATTCGGATTGGCCGTCGACGACGCGGCGATAATTCTGCTGTTGTAGGGACCGGCAAAGATCGCTGCTGCCGGCGGATCGTCGTGATCGAACTCCAACAAGAAGTTGTCAGTGAACAACGTTTCGTCGCTATTGATATCAGCATAACTCGCAGTCGCGTTCGCGATCGGAGTCGTTCCGTTCACGCGATAGGTCTCGCCAAGTGTTCCCCCGCCACGGAAGACGTTGATGCCCGTCACTTGGGGGTCGGTGGATGCAATTAGCGCGACAGCCGCGGCCCGGCGGTTGAATTTCGCTGGGATGCTGCCAGGACTCGGGTTTGACTCACTGCCGTTTGCCGTGACGTAGGTGTAGTAATGGACAATGTTCTTTCCTTCGAGCGAACCGATTATCGAGCCGAACACTTCCCACTCGTCAAAGCGAAGCGTTGTCACACCGAAGACTTCAATCTCGATTCTGATCTGCGTAGCATTGGCCCAGGTGCGAGTATCGTCGTTGCCGATACGTTCGAAGGTCAGCGCTTCCGCCGAAATCAATGCGCGAGTCGCGGCATCGTGATCTTGAAAACTTACGCCCTCGCGTGGGCTGAAGTCTTGATGGCTGATGCTTTCCAACAGCCCTACTGAACCGGGGTCAGCAACGAGCACATCCTGAACCGTTGAAGCTCGCCGGATCTCAAACTGCACCCAGCCGCCGTGCGCTTTACGGAGTTTCTTTCGCGGGATGCGCGCGCGATAGTAATCCGAAAAGTCTGCCGCAGCGGAGACATCAACAAGCAAATTGATATCGCCGGTCTGTGTGAAATCGTCAACCTTGATCCAGATGCGGTGCTTATCGTCGTCGGTGCCGGTCTGCCCACCAACCGAGTCGAGGTTTGGCGTCGTGGTTCGAGTCAACGTGTAGAGGCCGGGGTCCGCTGTGACCAGCTTCAACGAGTGGGTGCCTGCCTTCTTGTCAGCCGCATCAAAGCTCTTCGTTCCCGCACTCTCAGTCCACGTCTCCGAATCGTCCATCGTGGAAACAACCGTTACCTTCTCCGCGCCTTTGGTGACGACCGGCGCGGCAACGGGAGCAGCCGGGATCATTCGGGTTACTGTCGAGCCATTGTCTTTTACAGGAGAAGTGAAGCCGGTCGGGCTGTTCTTATTCGTGACCAGAAGAAAGCCCTTCCAAGACACCATACCCAGAGGATTGCCGTCGAAGCCTCCAGCGATGGCACCACCAGCAAGCGCACGGTGAAGGGAAGTCCCATCGCCCGAGTAGCGAATACCGTTGGCCCGTATGAGGGAGTTGACAGCGCCGAGCGCCGAAGCGACGAGCGAATGGCCGGGACGAGTGCGGATACCGCCGAATTCATCGACGCGAAGATTCGACAACTCGATCGCTTCGTCGTCGTCGATCAAGTCGGAAGGGACGAGCCAATTCAACCCGTTGCCGAGTGCCCTTTGTTGCTTGAGATCGTAAGCCATCAGTCGCCAGTTTTTACTAATTCGAGAGGTCGAAGATCAAACGCTTCGATCCCGAACCCGCAGCCTTCCGAGAGTTCGTTTGTGATCTCCACTGCGCGCCGTGCGTCTGCGCCCATCGCCAGAGCGCCCATCGCGAAGTCGCGGCCACATCCCCATGCGGCGTAGCTCCTCTCTTCTCGATAACCAACGGGGTGCTGTTCGTAGACGACGACTTCGCCGGTCGGATGAACTACAATCAATCGCGTCCAATCTTCTTTTGCTTGAAAGGGCGGATAGCACGCGAGGTCCGCTCCGTCCTGAAACCACTACACCATAATCAACCCGGCGTCGAGTTGGCCGGTGAATGCGAGCAGTGTCCCGTTCGGCTCGCGAAAGATTTTGTTTACCTTCATTCGTAGACCGCTGTTCACCGCCAAGCAGTCAGCGGCAAGTGTCTTGCCATCGAAAACTACGATACTCATTCAATCCCCCAGTATTGCGCGATGACTTGCCCCATCAGCCGCGCTCTCTCTGCAAGATGATTTCCCACTTCCGGCAAGCGAGCATCACTCTCTTTGTTCCACGCTTTGCCGAGTGCAAACGTCTCAAGATAGTCCTCGACGGGTTTGGGCATCACCATTGTTGTCGTAACGCCCGGACAGTCTAGCGTCTCGCGTGACTCAACGAAGATGATCGCCAGTTCCTTCATTGCCGCATCACCATCGGGCGCAGGCCACAGCCTCAAGTCTCCGATGCCTTCCTTGTCCTCACACCAACGCAGCGGCGTCTTGGCGATCTCTTTGAAGCCCGGATCGATCAGTTCCAGCTTGTCGATGGGTGTTGGAATAAGCGGCTGGTTGTCGTGAAATACGAACAGCGTTCTTATGTGACGAGCGGGAAGAGCGTAAAGCGCCTGTCCTTCAACGAGCACCGTTGAAATGTCGCGAACGGTGAAGATGCCTGTTGTGCGGGCGAGACGTTTTGCGGCTTCATCGAGCCAGGTTGTAATTTCGCAGGCAGTCCAGAAGGCAAGATTGTTCACCGTGTCGGAGTGAAGTTGAGGGACGATGCGCGTAGTGATGGTCGTGACATCCATTCAGAGCCAACCGGCAAGAAAGAGAAATGTGGCGATTGCGATGACACCCGCAACTACATATTCGCTGCCCAGGATGAGCACCGGCACAAACAAAGGACCAAGATACCAAGGACGCCACTGGAAGATAACCCGGTAATGCCAATTCCAGGGATCGGAGGGGCGATAGAGAAGGCCAAAGAACGCACTACCGTCTGAACTCTTTCGTAGAACGAAATGCCTTTTCATCTAAGCCCCCGTTGCAGTTGTCTATCCGAACCGCCGAAAAGTCCTCCATAGATGAGGCAGAAACCAACAAAGAATACAAAGCCGGTAGGAATAAATTCGATGATCAGCACGATGCTCCAAGGATTAGGTTCGTACAAGAACGCGACCCATACATAGACGAGTGCGCCAAGAATGATTAGCCCTAACAGAATTAGTAGAACGCGTTCTTTCATTGGAATCTCCTTTAGTTCACCGACCTCGACTTCTCATACCAGTTCGAGCCATCGTAGACCAGCGTAATTGTATCGTCAGCGGTCGTCACGAAGTTGCCCGCCAGCTTCAAGTTTGATCCGTCAGTGAAGGTCAGCGCATCGTCAAAGATGATCGTGATAACCGTTCCCGCTTCGACGCTCGTGCCTGAAACGCTTGTGATGTTCGTTGTGCCGGTGACGTGAAAAGTATTCCCGGTGATCGCGATCGTGGCGGCAGAAAGCACGTTGCCGCCCTTGAAAGAGTTGAAAACTCCAAGTATCGAGAACCTGCCCCGCTCGGCGCTGCTCACCCCAAACACGATCGGCTGCGCGCTCTCGGTGTTGATAGCGATGCCCTGCGTTGTCGGGTTCGCGTCGAAGAACAGACGCCCAAGCAAGATCGGAACAGGTGTGTAGTTGCTTCCGGCGAGGCCGAAAAATCCAGCATTCGCCCCCGCGTTGTTGGTGAGCAGGATGGCCGCGACCGCCGTCACGCCCGTAGAAGTGTTGCTGATCGTGAGGCTGGTGATTCCATCCTGCGCTTGTGTAAGCGTCATCCCAGACGTGAAGCTCGGGGCTGCTGTCATTGCGACGTTGCCGGTTCCTGAAATCGAATATTCTCCAAGGGCTCCTGCGTTATCGAACAACACGCGAGTTGTCGTGCCGCTCGTAATACTGGTCGTCCCTACCGTTAGGTTCCCGCTTCCGCCAGTACCCACGTTTTTCCATGAGCCACCGTTGTAGACCTTCAACGAGTCATTAACGGTGTCGTACACCATCGGCACTTCGCCCGTTATGGCGACAGGTACTCCGCTCGGCGCTCCCGCCATGCCCATCATGTACAGAAAGCCGGTCGTGCCGGTCGTTCCCAGAAATCCGTTGCCGAGCACGATTGATCGCCCGGCGGGGCTTACCCGGACTGTATCATTCACGCCATCGGTGCTGCCCTGAATGAGAGGGATATCGTTGCTGTTCCCGACCGCCCAACTCACTAGACTTGTCTGTGAGGGAATACGAATAGCTCTCTGCGTTGTCGCGTCAACCGAACCCGGTCTGAAATCTATTCCAGTGAAGAAATTTCCAACCGTTCCGCCGTGTGTGTCGATATAGACGGCAACGGTGCTCTTCTTATCTCCAACCGCGACAATCCCAATCCCATTGGCCCGGTTCCCTGCGGTGCCGTAATCCCCGCCCGCGTCGAATCCCGTCTGATTGTTGATATTGAATTCCGCGACCGAGCGATCCACGTTCGTGATGTCTTGCTCCATCGAGAACGCTGCGGCGAAGTGACTCTGCCCCGCACCGGCAATCGCGCCAACCGCTCGGACGTACATCCCCGAGATCGAACCCGCTGTTGTCTGACGCGCCCAGATGTCCACCATCTCCGCGGCGCCCGCGCCACCCGCGTGTGTCCCGTAGAACGTGGCGACGAGTCCTACCCCGCCAGCCGCAGCACCGTTCCAAATCTTCGACACGGTCATCGCGGGAGCGACATTTGTACTCGGGGTAGCGGAAGTGCCAGAAGCGATACTGACGAACTCCGGGGTCGAGACAGGAGTGAAGATGCTGCCGCCAGTGTGCGTGCCTGTGCCGAGAGTAGTGATCCCGGTCAACGTTTTGTTGCCAGCAACGGCTTGATTGGTCGTCAGGTCTACAAAAGAGCCCGTGCTGACCACTTGCCAGGTGCCGTCAGCTTTAAGGAACTTGCTTGCCGCGGCGTCACCCGCGGCTGGCGTTGGTACAGCGCCACTTGCCCCGCCAGCGCCCGTGTCACCCGTCATCAGGCCAAGCCGTGCTGCCGCGACCGTTCCCGACGTAATCAACGAGCCTGCAATAGTGACTCCGCTTAAAGCGCCATCGTCACTGATCACGCCCGTTGAGCTCTGAAGTAGCGCGCCGGTCGTCCCGTCCCATCTGGGAATCGTGTTGTCCGTGACGGTGCCTGGACCAAACACCGCGGCAGGCAAAGGAACATCAAAAAGAGTCGTTAAGCTACAGGTCGAAGTGGCGGGCCAGGTTCGAGTGACTGGCGTCGCAAACGCAGGGTGTTCGCTCGATATCGTTACTTTCGCACCCTGCACAATCTTGATTCGCGCAATACCGGCGGCGTCTGTCGAGACGTTAAAGCTGGCTGGCTGGACAAGTTGGCCGCTGACAACCGAGGAATGAACCTTAACGAAGAACTTAACGCCGGGAAGCGGGTTGCCTTGAGTGCCGAAAATTGTCGTCGAACAAGTGCAGGTTGAAAGGGTCGGTGTAGCCGTGCGCGCGCGGCTCGCCGTAAGCAAGGAAGCGGAGGCGACCACAAGGACCGCGAGAAGCAACAGGAGTTTTCGCATCAAAGCGCCTCCGTGTTATTTGTCGGGTTGAGTTCCCGGTTGAGTTGCGGCCCCAGTTGAGATGTTCGGTTGTTTCTTTACTGCGACGAACTTCAAGCCGTCCTTGCCGTCACTGGTCGCTTGCCATTCCGTAGGCTTAAGCCCCATCTCGCCAGTCACCGGATTCTTAGTGAGTGCCATGAGCGTGCGGATCGCGCCATCGATTTTGTTTTGGTAGCCCTGATTAGATTGGGCCTGCTCTGCGAGTAGATCCTTGATCGGCTTCTGTTGGTCTGGCGCTGGTACGATTTCTTCGACCGCTGCGGCGGCTGTTGATGCGGCACGCGCAGCGCCGACCGTCCAAACGACTATTACTGCACCGATCAGAACGACAAATACGACGCTGAGAAACAGCGTGCGGTTTCTGTTGAAGGCTGCGACCACAAATTGAAGTGCTTGGTTCATAAGTTCCTCGATTCCCTCCTGAAGTTCTTTGCTGACCTGACCGCGAGGATAATCCAACTCGCTCGAAAACACAACTTCAAGCGGCCATCTTCGGCTGCTGTGCCAATCGAATCTTGAACAGCGCTGATTGATCGTATGCGGTCAGATCGAACGGCACGCGTTCGTATCCTTGAGCAATCATCCGCGTTCTCACGATACCCGCCAGTCTTCCCGCCTCTTCCAGAAATACTTTCAGCCGCGGAATCTCGTTGGCGAATTCCTGCCCGCCTACCTTCTGCATCAGCACCAAAATTGCAAAGTCCAAACAGCAAGCGTGATAGGCCAGTGGCGCGTCCAGAACCGCGGATAAGCTCGAGAGTGAAAGCGGCGTCGGGGAAGCCGCATAGGTAAGCCGCGCTGTTACTCCTGCGTCATCTTGGGGATAGACCGCCAACAAATCACAGCCGAGCACCGCGTAATATTCAGGCACGATCGAAAGCGTGTTGGTGAGATCAAGGACCGCCGTTTCTGGCGTCACCGTCCAGAACGGATTCAGCAGATTCAGTTGATGAACGCTTGCGGTCTTGAGCCTCTTCCCACCAACGGTGAACCGCAAGGGCACGATGAAATCCGCGAGCGGCGTGCTTGGGTGCGAAAGAATATTGTGAAAACATTGCGATGCTACGAGAGTGAAGTTCGCAGTAACTTCTTTCCAGAGCGTGAGCAGGGCGAAGAGTCGCAGAACATAGTTCAGGGCATCGACAAATTCCTGCGAAGTCCAGTAGATCGGCGTGGTCTCTTCGTCGAGCCGTTCGGTTATTCTGTCGAGTGCGTCTTGAAGGGTCATCGTGCTATCCCGCTCGATTCGGTTTTAGGTTCGGTGAGCGCTTCCAGTATGCGTTGCGTCTTGGGAACCTCGGATGCGACTGCGTCCAATTCTTTGTGGGTCATGTTCGGATCGGCGAGCCGTGCCGCGTTAGTCTTCCACTTCTGAAGCAAACGTTCTCCGATGCCCCAAAGCGTATTCACCACGAAGATCGCTACCGCGCCGGCCAGCAGCGCGAACTCGCCGCCGAGATCAAGGCCTCGTTTCGAAGTCCAGACGCTTAAGCCGCCCGCCAGTGCCGACAGCGCCTGTCTTGCAATGGTCGTCAGAGCGATCTTGATTGCTGCCTTATCCATTACCCTTTTCTCTCAGCTTCGCCACGTTCGAATAGGGGGCCGCCGCCGGACACTTGGAAAGTAATCAGAGGCAGGTGCAGGACGCCCGCCTCTGATCGCAGCATGACCGGCGACGGTCCTTTCTCGTTACGCAAAAGCCAGCAGTAACGTGATGACGTAGTAGGCAATCGCGAGGACGATGACCACTAGGGCAATCTTATTGAACGGCTCCGGTAGCCCGATCCTTCCGAGTGCCCAGAACAGCGCATAGGCTATCAGGCCAGCGATCACGATCTTCAAAAGCAAGACCAGAACGGCGGGCAATGCCGGGGCCGCGAGCATCAAAAGAGGTATGGTCATAACGTTCCTTTGAAACAGGGCGACTTCTACGCCGCCCCTGATTGGTTACGCCTCGACAAGATCGCCGAGCTTCAACTTGATGTCCGTCACCGCAGCGGGATCACCTTCGACTACGGTCACACCGAACACGCCGGAGCCGAGCACCGTCCCGTCTCCAAGTGCAATGCTGATATTCAGCGCGGCGACGCCGGGATTACCGAACTTGACGCCGTAGCTGCCATCATCGTTTTTCGTGATTGCTACCGCGTCCGCGTTGTCGGATGTGAAAGATTTGACGAGTGAATCGAGTACGGCCTGATCCTTAATCGCGTGGCCTTCCGAATCCGTCACGGTTTCGCTGAACGACGCCACCACGTCGGGATTATCTGCCTTAACTTTGAACATGATTAACGCTCCTGTTGTTTTGGGCCGTTCGTTGGCCTTGACGAATCTTTCAAGCAGGGCAAGAAATCTATCGACCTGCTCAGTGAATTTTTGAGTGAAACCTATGGTGTGTCTCATGGCTTCATCGACTTATAGAGCGCATAGAGCGTTATCAGCGTGAGAAGTACCCAGCTAATCATCTCGCGAACGGAAAGAGCGCCTTGCTTTTGCCCTGATCCAACAGACTGCTCTCGGCGTAGTGCCTTTAGCTCGGATACCATCTCAGCCATCATTGGCGATTCAACCGTTGCCTTTCCTTTGCCCTCAGATGAACTTAACTCTAGAGCCGAGAGCCGCTTAATTACGTCCGACATCTGCTGCTGAAACGTGTCGGCCAATGCCTTTGCCGATGCCGCTACCTGAACCTGAAGCGCCTCCGCCTTCGCGGTAGTCGCCGCTGCCAGAACCCTCAGGTCTTCCCGGTCGTTGCTTCTAAGAGCATCCAGCCGCCCGGCCTCTGCCTTGTGCAGCGCGTAATCGTGAACCTGATGGATAACTGTGATTTCTTTAACATGGTCAGCCTTGAGGTTTGCGACCTCCCGCACGCGCGCAATCTCTGAGCCTACATATCGACGTTCGGCTTTACGAAGATCATCTTGACGGATGCTGTCATGTTTCGCGAGCTGTCTAACGTTCTTTGAGGGATCAATGACGCTGCCTCCAAACGCGTCTACACCAAGCCCCGGCATACGTCCATTCCGTGCTCTGCGTTTCTTCGCCATCTTTGCTCATTATGCCGCCTTGCTGCACGCACGTCTTGCGGCCCACATTGCCTTACTTGCAGCAGAGATCTTTGCAATCACGTCAGGTGGATGCTTTCTGCCTAGAGAGTTCTTGTTACCCATTCTGGCCGCAGATAGCTTCGCATGATACTCCGGGCCTCTGGCTCTGACGGAACGTGCCATGTTTGCCCGCGCCTTCGCGCTTAGCTTTTTACCGATCTTCGCAGCCGATATTTTAGCGCGCGCCTCAGCGCTAATAGTTTTACCTCTGTGTCCGTTGCCGATTTTTGCACATATCTCAGGACTGCGCTTACGGCCAGCCAAGCTCTTGGATAGCTTCAGCTTAGTTTCATCCGAGGTCTTATATCCAAGTAACGATCCGGCGGTAGGTGAGATATTATATTCAGGATGCAATCCGTCAAAGCATGCCTGTTCAAACATTAGTAAGTTCTCTTTTGCGCATATCAGTAATACGCGAAAGACAAATGCCTGCGCACCGTATTTATTCCATGCCTGTTGTAGTATCTTGCTATGGTGACTGTCACGCCCCAGTAGCGAGCGGTGTTCAGCCCACCGTTTGTTGAAACATACAGCAGAGCCGATATAACGCTTGCCGTTCAGCCGGTTCGCAATCTCGTAGATACCAGTCATACCTTTAATTATATCACATCAAAGACGTTACCGCTCCTGTGGTTTGCGCTTTTTCCGCTTCGCCATTCACATCGGCTCCTGCTACGGAATGACCTTCTTCGTCACGCGGTTCTTCGTCTCATCTACCACGTATTCAAGTTTCGCCTTGAAGACAAGGTAGGCGTCGTGAAGCTCGGCATCGAGGTCGGCCACGTCTTTGAGCATCCCGTGTTTCTCAGCCTGTTCAGCTTCGTGCTGCGCGGCCTTAAAGTATCCTGTTAAAATCTTGCGTTTCAGGATAACGTCATCAAGCAAGCCTGGGGACATAATCGCTTCTCCTATCGTGTCGCACGATCGATCTTCACTTCCAGCGACGCGATTCTGCTTTCAAGTTTACCGCTCCAAGCCCAATTTGCCTGAGCCTGCTGTCGAAGCTCGATCATCTGCTGATCCGAACTCTGGCGCATCGTGTTCACATCGGCACGTGTCTGTTTGGCGATATCAAGAGCCTGCCCGATATCCCCTTTAATGCTCTGAATCGCATCGAGCAAAGCCTTCTTATCGTCCTCAACGAGCTTCTTATCATCGGCCCGGTTTGACTCAGTATTCTTCAAAGCCTGTTGAACCGTCCCGTCTATCAATCCGCGCTGATTAGCCTTCTCCGTAAACGTAATGGTCAGGGTAATCGCGGCGATCAAAATAGAGATCGCTGCTAGAATCGGTCCGAGCCCAATCTCTTTGATTTGTCTGGTCAATTTAGCCTCAATGCGAGGTTTGTCACTTTCCTCGTTAGGGGTCAGATTGGCATTATCGGCGCGTCGTTCTCCATATCTATTACCGAACCTTGAAATGTCGGTTGCCATTAGCTTTCATCCTATCTCCCAGAGGTCCGCAAGTCATCCACAGGCGCATTGAGAGCTTCTCACCCTTCTACTTATTCGACCACCTGATCTTCTTCGGTGGCCTCTTCTTTTTGGGCTTCTTTGTCTTCGCCATCGTCAATCCTTATTGCCTTGCAGCGCCCACACCGCAAGTGAGCCCAGACTGATCGAGATAATGATCCACATCGCCGCTACAGCGTGGCCGGTCACGAACAGCACGAACAAAAAGACGCCGATGATAACGCACGCCCCGGCAACGTACACGCCGCGCATTATGTTGTCCCAGTCGCCGGATCGAGGGCTGCTGTCACTCATTGGGTGCGCCTTTCTGGACTACAGAAACTTCACCGGTGCTATCGTGAAACTCTCGCGCAGCAAAGAATCGTAAGTCACCCTCACCACCCGCGCTGACAGATGCAACTATGGACGCCCACCCATCCGGGTCAATCACGAGATCAAATACGACATTCGCAGTATGGAGCGAAGTGTTCGCCTCGGGGAAATCAGACGGCGGTGATTTTAACTGAAATACACGAACGCTGCCGTTCCGCAATCGACCCCAAAAGATGTTATCCTTCAAATGAAACATAGCCTACCTGCATTCTTCCACTATCACCACTTCGCGCCCTGCTGCTTGCCGCTCCCATTCCCGGACTGCGGATTCACGATCTTCTCGCGCCACGCCTACGGGCCTGCCTTTCTCGATCATCACGAAATAGATTGTCATGGTTTCCACCTAATCCCTTCAAGCAAATCTGCTCGACTCTCGCCGCGAACAGCATCGCCGTTGCCTTCTCTTGCTTACGCCCCACCGCTAAGCCGATCTCAGCCCGCGACTCAGCGAGAAGCTGGCGCAGGGCGTCTTCGTTTTGAGAGCTGTCATTGCTCATAAGGCTCAACATTGAAGTGAATCCCTTCGTTCGTCCTACTCTCAGTCGTGCTGCGCAATTGCGCCGTCTCACCTGATCTGTAAAAGACACGAACCATATAGGTCTTCTTGTTCGGCTTGAGATCGAGAAAGATATGCGAACTGGCCGGGAGAGAAAGAACGTAGGGCAGTTTCTGCGTGCCCTTGATCTTATGCTCAACCTGATCCGGCCCGTCATAGAATCCATCGAACTTTACCGAGTCAGCAGTGATGCCAGTGAACTCAATTGTATAGACCGGCCCGTCCTGCGCACCTGTCGTGAGTGCGAGAAAGAGTAGAACGAGCACTATCTGAATGATCCTCATCTCTTCACCTTCTCGTAGAAGGTTCCACATTCACGACAGACCTTGAATACAAGGCCGTCAATGCGGTGATCCTTCTGTGGCGCGTCGTCTCCGCACACTGGGCAGACTTCTCTTGTCTTTCGCCCGAGTAGAATATCCTCGCCATCATCGGGCGGGCCGCTCTTTCGCCTTTGGGCAAATACGGAGACAGAACCGCCGAACAGTAGTGAGATTGCGGCGAGAATGCGTCTTCGGTTGAACATAAAATCCCCTTAGGAGAATTATTCAACTCTCCATCTCCTTGAAAATCCATACATTCTGAATTGAGCACTGCTCAATCCATTTGTAGATTTGTTTGTTGCTCGGGTCGTGCAAAGTTGCGCCTGACCAAAACACAATGTGCTGTTCACCAAAATTGTTTAACGAGGGAACCTGCAACAAGGCACGGCGGCCGTTTAGAAGCTGTCGGAGACTACTATGAGCCGCCCATTCCATTGGCAATCGGACAATCCAATAGTCCTTATCAATACTGAGACCAGCAATCTCAAGGGCTTCCCGGCAGACTGCACCATGCGTGCCATGCGCGTCCTCTACTTTCTTTCTAAATTCTTCGGGCCACAAGTCGTCATAGGGCTTCTGCACCGCCATCGCGACGCAGGCGAGCATACAATCATAAGTGGACCGCTGTTTACAGACGCTTTTATCCATGCTTCTGCTTTCCCTTTTTGCGTTTAAGGCAGTACGCAATTGGGCTCTGACGTGCAACGCAGCATGCAGTTGCAGTATGAGTTCTCACAGACGCTCGAGGGATAGCCCGCCAAACATCCGTTGTAGAGTATCTCACATCTGCTCTCGCAGGTTGGGACCGGTCTGAATGCCGCAGTCAGAACAAGCAGGCTTAAGACAGCGATGAGTATTAGTCGTGTTTTCATCAGTCCCTCGATTTAATGCTGAGCATGTGGCCTATCGCACTGTTCTTTGTTCCGCTCTGAGTGCTGACGTTCCACATGAGATTCAAGAACAACTGTGCCGTCAGGTCGATGCCGGAACTTGCCGCCGTGTTGACATCGTGGAAACCCGCGAATGCGGTGTTGGCCGATGCGCCCACCGGAAGGTCGGCGAAGCCGTGGGCTATCACGGTTCCGCTCGACCCTGTCGTTACGGTGCCGAGCGTTGAGATTGTTAGCCACGTTTGGGTCGTGCTGGCCGTCGCCGCCGCGCTCGTCCAACTCACGAGTGTCAGTACCGTACCTGAGCCACAGCCCGACACTGTGCAGAGTTTGACCTTGAAAGTTTGCGTTGGGGTCTGGGTCGTGCCGGTGGTCCAGGTGCCGCTTGCTTTGATGTCCAGGACCGCCGACGAGCGATTCAGGTAAGCCGCTGGAAGCGTGACTTCAAGTAGCTGAGTGTCGGTAGCGGCGACTCCGTTCACTGAGACCGTCGAGACTACACCGATGCCGTTGACCGTGCTGTCGGCTTTGCCTCGAGTAACGGCGCTGTTGGCGATTGTTGTTGCTACCGCGCCCGCCGAAGTCGTCACGTCCCCAGTAAGCGCGGGCATCTGTGCGGCCAGCACGGAAGTGTCCGTTGCCATCAAGGTTTTGCTGGCCGGAATCGTAGTTGCATTGACGGAGGTTGTACTACTGAGCGCGGCGGGAATCTGCGCGGCGGTTGCCGTGCCCGAGAGATTCGAGAAGGCGGGCTGGACAACCGTTACCGTTCCGTCATCATCAATCGCCGTGACAAAGCTATTAGAGACTGCCGCCTTTGTGCGGACGCCATGCTTAACTACCCCGGCATCATCTTTGACTGAGAGGTTCTTGCTGGTCGAATCGACGTAGATTGATCCTTTGCCCGCAGCGGGAGTACCGGGAGCCGTGATCGCGGTCGTCAGAAAACTACCCGATGTAATCGTGCCGGTTGGGAGTGTGGGCGTGCCCGTGAAGGTTGGTCCCGCAAGATTGGCCTTCAGGTCAAGTGCTGTCTGTTGAGCGGTACTGACGGGCTTTGCGGTGTCGGCGGTGTTATCTACATTATTCAGCGACAGCGAGCTTTTCAACGTCGCCGTGCTGATGTCGCCGTTGAGTGCGTTCGATGCAACCTGCAAAGTCTTTGGCACATAGTCGGCTGTATCGCTGACCCAATTCGTGCCATCGCTCGTGCATCGAACCTTTAGCGAGCCACCGCCAACCGTACAGTCCGAGGTCGTCGAAGAATCGGTCACGACATAGGTCTTTCCTGTATTGTCGGCGGCGGCCGGCAAGCCCGAGACGATGACCCGTTTGGTATTCTGCGGCGTCTGCGCGGATGCAGACAGGAGAAGAATCAAAACGAGGATAGTAGATAGAGCGAGTCGTTTCATAAGCATTCGACCGCCGTCATATAACTGCCCCTGAACACCGTCAGCGTGCCTGTCACGTGTGAATTCTGGGCCACTCGTGGAATCAGCGTTCCGTCCGCACTCGGCTCAAAGGTGAAGTACACCGTTATTCGCCCTGAGCCCGTGAAGGTCGCCGCTGTGATCGCGGTCGAGATAGCCGTGACTTGCGTATTGATCGTCAGCGCTGAATCGAGACCGTCCGCGTGGGCGCGGAAGTTCGTGACCGTTGCAGAGCCGCCGTTGAAGTCCAGCTTGACGCCTTCGGCCGCAACTGAATCCGACACCAACAGAACGACCATTCCCGCATACTTATGCCCACTGTAGAAGGTGCGAGAGCAGCCGGTGAGACTGGCGAGAGTCGTGCTGCTGACCGTCTGATCCGCGGCGAGAAAGCAAGTCTCCCCACGAAAAGATGCATGAGACGCGATCTGAGAATGGGCGACGAAGTAGCCGCCAAGCGCGATCAAGAGCACAGTAATTGTCAGTAAGGCTTTTCTCATTACTGTACTTTTTCGACGTATTCCCGAACGAACCCGCCACCAAGTTTCGCGTCGATGGCTTTCATCAGCCGCTCCATGTCGATGCGGAGAACCTTGCCGGTGACGGTGTTCTTGCTCAGAAATATCCATTCGTTTGAAGTAAGGTCATGGGGTGAGAGCAACGTTGCGTTCCCGGCTGCGTCCATTACCCGTAACTCACCAGAGGTTGAATAGAGCGAGATGCCGTTAGCCAGCGTGCCGACCGGGGCCGTTCCATCGAAAATATCCAGCGTGTTAGTTCCTTCGGTTGTCGCGCGAGCGGCGGTTCCCGCTATTTTCACGTTGTTAGCGGGATCGATCATGAACATGTAGGTGCTGTTGCTTTCTTTGAAGATCAGGAATTGCTTTGAACTGCTCTCCACGCCGATGGTCGTTTCGGCAGTGCTGGCCTGTTTGAACTGGAAGTACGTGGCCCCGCCTGACATATCCATCAGCGTCATTGCTCGATTAGTCGATGGGGCTATGCCGACGCCGAGCTTGTTGGAGAGGGTCCAGTTATCGCTCGCGTCCGTGACCAATGAACCATTTCCGCTGACCGCAGTGCCCGTGGTCGCGTAGTAAGCCACTCGATACTGAGTGCCGCTATTGACCGTTCCAGAACCACCACCCGATGCAGTAGCCCACTTCACTCCATTGGTTGAGGCGGCGTCAGCGGTCAGCACTTGTCCGTCTGTTCCAACTGCGAGTTTGTTCAGCGTAGTAGAGCCTGCCGCCGCGAGGATGTCGCCCTTAGTGAAGCTAGTTTGGCTTGTCCCGCCCTGTGCTACCCCTACGGTATTCAACGCAGCCGAAAGAATCTTGCCCGCCGAGTCGGTCAGCGTAGTTGGCCCTGAACCCGTCTTGAGCAGTCCGCTCACGGTTAGATCGTCTGCGAACGTAGCCTTCTTGGTTGAAAGAATTGTGAAAGCTGCCGCTAGCGCGTTCAATGATGAGCCGGTAGAGCCTGCCGGGGCAACCTTGAGGATCAGCGATCCACCCGCACCCGTTCCTGTTCCCTGCGAAGCGTCAAGCGTAAAGTCCGCGCCCGCGATGTTGGTTCCGCTGGCGTTCTGCATGCTCAATGTCTGAGCAATCGGAGGATTCGCTGCGAGCTTTCCAAGCCTGAAATTATCCGCCGCCGCCCGGCCAATGATTGTGTCTGTTGAAGTAGCACCAAGTATCAGGTAAGCATCGGCCCCAGTTCCGAGATAAAGGTTCGCTCCTGAGATAACGTGCGAAGCCGAAACAACTGAGCCGTTCGTAGTTGTGACCGCTGAAGCCGTAAAGGGACCGTTGACACTTGCATTCCGGGCCATGAACAGGCCAGTCATGTTTCGCAGTGCGTCAATGTCCCTGATTCTGATGACGGTCGGATGAACAATCACGCCGGGAACGGTGATGGCTGATAGGGCGCTCCATGTCACGCCGCCATCGGTTGAGTCAGCATACTTGATTCCGAGCGAGGGGAAGTGATCAACGTAGAGTCGATAAGAGTTCGTTCCGGTCTGAACGATGTTCGGCCCCTCAATCGTGTTGCCCCACGAATTCCAATCGCCCGTATGGAGCGCGGTGTAGCCGCTGGTCAAGCTGGTTGAGGTCAAGACCTCGATGAACGAGTCAGTAGGTTGATTGCTCAACCAAAGCAGATAGTTCGCACCGATCTTGATAACGAACGGATCGATTGCGCTGACCGGAACTCCGCTGCCGGTTATGGCAACCGGGGTGCTCCAAGTTGTCATCGCGGCATTAGTCGGATGAACCTCGTAGATTTGATATGAAACCCCAGTGTCAATGCTGGTTGTTACAAAAATGTGGATCGAGGCATCGGTATCTACAAACCACTCAGGCGCGTAGACCCGATTGACACCCGTCACTGCCGACATATCAACGCTCTGAACGAGCGTCCAGTTGGAGAGGTCGGGAGAACTGATCACGTCGAAGGTCGTACCGCCAAAGTTGTTCGTATGGGCAACCCAATACAGGTTGCCGCTTTTCATAATTGAAGGATCACGCACAATCGAGGGACTGACCGGCGTATAGACCGCGCCCGTCGTCGGATCATTGCTGTTTAAGAAGTTGAAAGTTTTGCCGTCGTTTGAGGCGACCAGATACAGCGCCGATGTGTTGGTGAAACACGATGCGAGATAGATTCCCTGTCCTTCGTTGGTCAACGACCCGAGCGAGAGATTATTGCTCAATAGCAGATCGTTGTTGGCGTTCGTGACGATGCCCGAATTACCACTGACCGCCGTTCCGGTCGTTGCGTAGTAGGCAAGCCGATACTGAGTTCCTGAATTAACCGTGCCCGACCCACCACCACCGCCAGGCGCGGTCAGTACGCCCGCCGTTAAATCCAACCCACTGCCGATGCTTGTGAACTGGCTCCCGTTGATTTTGAAGACATTCCCAGTTCCAGCAGTGTCGTAAGTCTTGTTAGTGAAGGTCTGTGTTGCTGCCAACAGAGCAAAGATATCGCCGTTGACGGTCGGCACCGTATTCAGATTCGACCCGTTCACCCCGAACTTAGGAGCGAAGATAGCGCCAGTCTTATCGACGCCCGCGAGCAGCGCGTTCCCTTCAGTCTGGAACTCGACGACGTTCGAGGTCTGCGATGCGCCATTCCGTCTGACTGTCAGTGAAATCACGTCCGTTATAGGTTGAACGGCTTGCCCCGTCGTGAATAGGTTTCCAAGGGAGAGGCCGGGCAGCGTTGTAGTTGCGGAAGGGCCGGTGACGGTCGTGCCGTTGATCAAGGTGAGTGTTGCGGATGTAGCGGGCGCAGTGAAGGCCACTTTATTGATTGAGGTCGCTGTCGCCACTCCCAATGTCGGCGTGACCAGAGTCGGACTCGCGAAGATCGATGTCTTAAAATTCGCGACGGTGATCTTCTTCGAAGCCGCTGTGCCGGCTGGATCGTCCACTATCAGCAAAAGGTCGTCAGTCGTGACCGCTGTTGCGGCCGGTAAAGCTGAGACTTTGACTTGTGCGGCCACGAACGCGCACAAGGACCAGAAAGCAAGACACGCTATAATCGCGGCGGCAATCCGAAGTTTTCTATTGCTCATCATGGCTTTCACTCAGTTACTAGGGGTGTCCCGTCCTCGCTGACTAACGCCGTGCCGTCTTCGGTCACTAGCGGAGTGCCTGACGGTGGCGCTGCGCTACCTTCTGCATCTTGAAACATCGTGATCAGTTCCCAAGGATTCATCGCGTTAGTATTTCAGGCCGAGTTGAATCGTTCGCGCGCCGCCTTCTGCGCCGTTCGAGACGATCTTCACAAACCCAAAGGCGAACAGAGCGATTGGGAATGCATAGCCTCGCCCCTGTGTCACGGCGATGGAGACAAGCGTGTTCGTAGCGTCATACAGAGCAACGTAGGTCACTCCATCAGCACTCACCTGAAAGCTCACGGCGGTTCCGGTGAATGCCGCTGGCAGAACGAATCCGCCTTGCGCGAAAGGTTGGAAGCTGATCGCGTCGCTAACCGTGCCGCCGTTGGCGATGAGGCATTCATCGACGGAATAGAGCGCTTCGTTTCTCATTAGTCCAAGCCTCCCCATCGGCTATTTTGATTCCACGAAGCCGATTTACCCGCACCGCCAGCCGCTCGCTCGATTCGATGCTGAGTCCACGCCGGGTCCATTTGGAGCACGCCCGCCGACATTCGTTGCACGTCCTGATCCTGCATTCCCTTGAGCCCGTTCTGAAACTCCGCTTCTTTCATTTGCTTCATCGCGCCGTTCCCCTTGAGCGCGTACAGATCCGCTTCAACCCCAGCGAAGATGACCTCAGTGTCAATCCAATCAAGGAACTCTTCCTTTGCGTCGCTCATTCGGTTGACCTTCATTCGATAGTCAATCGGGAGCCCTTCGGCGGTGTCCGCTCCCGGATAAAGCTCTATCTGAGGAAAGCCGTCTACTGAGTCGTCTGCGGGGACAAACAGAAACGGGCCTCCGGTGTCAGCGGTCCTGCTTGGGTCGCGCGCGTCCAGCCAGGCTTTGCTTTTCTGCTCGAGCTCGATTCCGAGCCGCGGCACCGCAACCGAGCGAAAGATGTCGACGGGAGTTGGCAACGTGAATATCGCTTGCCAGATTCGAAACCCGGCATCCGTCACGTCGTCGCCTTCATACTCCCGATCGATTGAGAAGTTAGTCGCGTCAACGAAATTGAAGACGTAGAACTCAGGACCAGCCGCAATTCTGATGCGCCTGCCCTGCATATCGGCGGTGAAAGTTCCCCCAGTGAGAACTCCGGTGGTGGCGCCGTTGAGAATAGAAATGGTGCCGGTCGTGTATGCGGCCGGCACCTGGAGGATGGAAGTTACACTAAGGCGGGTCCACGGGAAGGACGACAACATTTGTTGAAGACGATTGTTGATGTAGCGATCGAGCAAATCAGGATGCACGCCGTTTCCGTGTGGAAGCTGCGCGAGGTCCATTTTGAATTTGCCGTATTGTTCACCCACTTACTTCCTCTGCTAAAGTTAGGCTTCTTCGGCCGAACCAGCGGCAAGCGCTTCCTCAATCTTTCCTGCCTTGCCCTCGGCAACTCCGGTAATGTCCGCATACCACGGGGCATCCTCGGTTCCGCTCGCGATCTTTTTGCGAAGCTGCGTGAATGTCGTGATGCCTGCGGCTTCAAGTTCCCCCTTCGAGGGGAAGCCATCGGGAAGTTTGCCCTTCTGTTCGACGGCGCCGACGTCGCCCGCAGGTTCGTCTTTGGGAGGTGGCTGCTCCATGGATGCCGAGACGACTGCCTTGCCCCCGCCTGCAAGCTCGAATTCGAGACGGGCCGCGCTGCCACCATCGCTGACAACTCGGATATTCGTGATTGCTGCGTGTTCAACTTCGTTGGTCTGCTTATCTTCGGCCATGAGCGCTCTCCTTTAGTCTCCGATACGGATAACGTCTTTCACTTTTCAAGCTACGTCCACGGTGGCTTAGGTGCCCGGATCAACAAGTGTCCCGCCGGTCGCCGCATCACCGTAGTAGTTGTTCACTTCCGACTTGCTGAGCTTGTCGATCGTAATCATCGCGGCCGCGACATAGGCTCCATAGTTGTTGCGGATGATTCCCGCTCCGGTCGTGTCTTCGGTTCCCGCAATCGTGATGAATACTTCGTCTGCGGTGGCGTCGAAGCCGGTTACATCGTTGTGTTCGATGACGTAGCCCTTGCCGGTTGCAAACGCAGTCGTGTCCGCGAGCGAGATTCCAACACCTGAGTTCACGTCGAGCGCGAACTGGTTGTACCCGATGTAGGAATAGGCGAACCCGAGCACGCCGATCCTAATGCAGGTTCCGGTCAGATCGCGGAACAGACAGTTGACAACTGTAAGGTTTGTCCCGGCGAACGTGGCGTCGTTGTCGTTGATGCCGACGACGCTTACCTTGTCCGCGCCGTTGAAGACGCACTTGTTGAAGGTCAGTCCGGCGGACGCTGCGCCATCTGCGTAGTCAACCAGATTGTCGCAGGTGTCGTCTCCGGCTTGAAACTCAATGCCGTGGAATTCAACGTTATCGACATCGACCTGAATCAAGTCTGCGATCGCGCTCGACTTGATTATTACCCGAGGCTTTCGTCCGTTGATAACTGCGGCTCTAAAGACCTGGCGAGCCTTTGGAACGAGCGATGCCGTCAGCGTGTATGTGCCACTGGCGATGATGATCGTGTCGCCAGCTGCGCCGTTAGCAATGGCCGCAGCAAGCGTCGCACCCGCCTGAGATGGCGAGGTGCCTGGATTTCCGTCGCTTCCGTTTGTTCCGTCAACGTAGCGCACGCTGTTGAACGGGCTCGCTTCCGGCATTGCGCCGATGAACGAGTTCGCTTGAACCTGATCGAAGCTTGTGATTGCCATTTTGCTTTCTCCATCCTTTGCGGTGAATCTATTTTCCCGGCCCGGAGAAAAGCGGACCTCGTCTAAATCACCGCTGATTGCTCAGTGGTTACAATAAATTTCTATGCTCCACCTGGGGAACCATACGTTCCTTGCCAGAAGCTCCATCCGCTCGAGCACGCCATCCACAGGGCCGACTTCGCCGCTCTCGACTCAAACTCGAAGTGAGTCAACAGCGCCGGTCGCTCGCGCCAGTAATACTTCAACCCGGTCAGCGAGGTCTTGGCGGTCAGATACCACGCGCGAGGCGCAGCCGCGACGTAATCCCAGACGCTGAAGTTCTGGAATGAACCCATGTCGGAGATCGAGCGGAAGGCGTTGATGGTGTTGTTGGCCGTGTCGCTTCTCATCGTCCCGCGCAGGATTTCAGCCGCGCGAAACATCAGCGACGGCGGCACAATCAACTCTTCGGGCGGCAACATCAACAGCTTGCCCTTATCGCTGGTCAGTCCGCGCATTGCGATGATCGCCTGCTCAAGAGCAAAGATCGAAAGGTCCACTCCCGACGCAGGCCGGTTCGATTGAGTTCCGCCGCTCTCTTTCGGGTGATCGGTAGCAAACAGTGCCTTGCCGTCCGGTCCGGGGAAGCTCGCCGAGAACCCGTTCAGGAAGTGGCTCGCGGTGATGATCTCCGGTGTGATCCTGCCCGAACGTCCCAGACCTTTTGCGTGCGCATCGGCCAACCCAAATTTGTCGTCGCGCTGCAACTGATGCGACAGCGCGTATCCGCGGTTGTAGTCGAGATGCACGTAGGTCTTCGGAAAGCTCGGCTGCAAGGTGTCGTATTGAACCTTCCCGTTCTCAGCCACCTGCACCAACAACCCGATGTCACCAACGCCGGTGTCTTGCTCAATCGAGCGGGATGAACTCATCACGTTGAAGTAGCGGGTGTACTGAGTCGGGAACAGGTCGTATTCCTTGTTCGTGAGCTTGTTGAGCGCCGGCAACTGGCTTGCGAGGTAAAGCTCCGGGTACTGCACTCTGATTTCGACTGGCATAACAGTTTCTCCTTAACGAAACTCCAATCTTTCTGCGACGCCTTAGACGCCGGCTGCTCCTGGCGTTTCGCGATGATGCGTGAACACGCACTCCACGCGACACCACGAACCGTAGTTGTTGGTCACATCCGGGAACTTGTCGATCAGCGTCACGTCAGTGCTGCCCGAAGCTGCAAAGGTGGACTCATCCAGTTCGTGCCCGGATAGCTTCGTTGTTGCGTTCCCGGCGTTGCACTCGATGTTTCCGTTGAGCCCGCAGTTCGCCGCCGTGAATCCGTCGGTGTCGTTGTTGTCCTGAGCCTCGAAGACGACATCCCAGTCGGTGAAGACCCACTGATCGGTCAGCGTCGAGACGGCTCCGTGATTGACCGCGATCCCCGAGGGAAGCGTTGTGCCCGGCGTGGTCAGTCCCGGCTCGATGACGGGGCCGCTCGTTGCATCGCCCGCCTTCTGCATGACGACATCGTTCTTGAAGATTGCGGTTCCAAAGGCTGCGAGCTTTTTGAAGACCCTGGTTTCGAGCGGACCGCCGCCGCGTCTGCGAAGCACCGCGAGGCCGTGTGGATTGTCAACGTTTGCCATGACTATTTCTCCTTAACTGGAACTCGGAATTCCCTCTTATGAATCGAGAGGGACGTAATGCGGCATTTCATCTCCGCGTCTGAGCGTGCTTTCGCGCGTTGGAACTGGTCGCCCGCCCTTGACGGAGCCAAGGTCGACGCCTTGGGGTCCGCCCACGTCCTGGAACGGCGCGTTCACTTCCTCTGCGAATCGCGCGTCCTGTTGCTCTTGAACCTCGCGGGGCTTGAAAGCGAGCCAGTGATCGGCACACATCACGCGCTGTCCGTTTCCGTCGTGCACGTCCTGGAAGCCGTCGCTGCCCAGCAGCTTCACGGTGTCAGGGTGCAGCCATCGGAACACCATGCCCGGATTCGCGTCGCGATAAGGCTTGTCGAGCTGATCAAAGAGAAGGCCCGCGGCTTGGAGCCCTTTGCCTTCCCACTCGTCTTGAATCACGAGCGCACGATCTTTGCCGGCGTTGCGTGTCTCGATTGCTTCATTGTCGAAGTGTCCTGCGATTGGGCTTGAGCCCTTGACGCCGGTCAGCGGACTGACCGCGTTTTTCAGGAATGCTTTGCTGCCCGGTTTCGCTTTCTTGTTCTCAAGCCGATAGCGCGCTTCTTCAACCGAGAGCGCTGCGATGTCGGCCTGCTTGTAGCCGAGAAAGTTCAGACGTTTGATTTCTTGTGGAGAAAGCGTCTCCGTGTCTTCGATCGGAGAAAGAGCGTGGACCTCGGGCTTAGAACCCGTTCGGGCCTTCTGCGGCTTGGAACTCATTGGGAAACTCCCGTTGGGACCAACGAGAGAGACTTATTTAGGAGGGTACTAACGAGTCAGAGTTTTACGCGCCCGGTTGCCAGCCGACTATCGATTTCGGATCGTAGGCTTCTGCGATTTCCTTAGCTGTCAAGCCCCTCGCTTCCGCTTGTCGGGCTAACCTGGGATCGACTTCAACCTTCGCACCTTTGTCGCCGCTCGGCTTGCCCTTACCGTTTGGCTGCGACTGCCGACGGATTCGAGCATCACGCGCTTCTTCTGCTCTCGCAGCGGCGGCATCTTTGCCCTCGCGAGTCTTGCCTTCTCGGAGAAGGTTCAACTCGACATTCTTGGCTGCAATCTCAGTCAGAACGGCTTCCGGTGTTTTCGCATACAACTCGTTTTCTTTGAGCTTTGCGACTTCGGCGAAGGTGGCTTTGGCAAACTCTGATTCAGGTTTGGCGAGTTCGGGATACTGGCTGTTGACTCCGTTGAAGGCTCCAAGCTCGTTGAGCGTGTTTTGAATCGCTCCCTGGGCCGCGCGTGCTGCAATCTTCGTTGCACGCTCATCGATGATTCTCGCTAAGCGCTTGCCGCCGTCGTCGGCTGTCGCAAGTTCCGCAAGATCGATGTTCAGATCTTCATCTTCGGGCTCGGGCTTCTGTTGTTTCTCGGGGCCAGCGTGGGTGCGACGAAGTTCTTCTCGGAGCTTCTTCGCATCGTCGAAATGAAACTGTTTGGTACTCGCCTCTTCCTCGACTCTCCCTTTTAGTCTCTTGTTGTCCTGTTGAAGCTCGCGAGTTCGGGCCGCTTCCGCTTCGTACTTCTTCGCGTAGAATTCGGCCTTCGCTGCTGGCTCTTCGGGTGGAGTTTCTAGCTCGGAGTCGTCAGCTGTTGGCTGATCGTCGAGCGGTTTGGTGGGATCGATGTCGTCGATCAAGTCGTCGTTTTCGTCTGCCAAAGGAAGTCTCCTTAGTGCTGGTTAGGGCTCCAGCCGGCCGGTCTCGTTTGTGATGTTCGTTGAATTGATCACTTCGGGTACAAGTGTGTACTCGCTTCTGTGGAGATTGTCAAGTGCCTGGAGAAGCTTTTTTGGTGAGAGCTGTCACTTGCTGCCTCTCAGCTTCGCTTTATGCTCGAACTTGGTATTGCGATAAAGCGCTGTGGCCTTCCTCGCATAAGCATCGGAACACGCGCCGCATATCAAGGCAAATTCCTGATCTTTGATGTGACAAAACCATCGGCACGTTCCGTTGGTCTCCCAGTAGAGTTGCTCGTAGGTTTTTTGACAGCTCCGACACTTCACTTCTTCGACGGGACGATCTGAAAGCATCAAGCTCAAGCCGTCCTGCATCGCATCGCGCGCCTTGATAAACAGCGTGCGGCATTCCAAACAGCGATAGCCGTCCGCCTGATTACCGAGTCCGTACTTGCGAACTTCGGATAGCGCGATCAGCTTCGTGCAGCCGTTGCAGGTTACGGAGTCGATGATCGCCGCGCTGTGAGGTGTTGTGCTCATTCGTTGACGTAAGATTTCGCGACGGGCTCAAACACTTCGCCGTTGCCGCCTGCTTGCCGGTAGAGTTGGTTTGGGAGCTCCAGCACTTCGCACAACGCCTTGATGCGCGCTTGAAGTCCGGGCACGTCCGCGAGATTTGCCGACTGCAATTCTTCAGTCGCGCGCCGATACTCATACAGGTGCTTCTCGCGAAGCCGCAGATAAGCGGGGCTCGTCTTCAATCGACCAAGTTCGATTTGTAGGTCTTCTGGGCTTGGCATTACTGAGCTCCGACCGGCCCTATTCCCGGTCCCGCCTGCGACCCCATCGTCTCGCTCATCATCGCGTCGGGCGCAGCCACTTGAGGCATTGGAATCATCGGCGCAGCCGAGCCGCCTTGTGACGAATTCTTACCCTTGGACTTCTTGCTGCCGTTTGATCCTGCTGCCATCGCATCGCTTGCGTGAGCCGCTGCCGCAAGAGCTGTGACGTGTTGCAGTACTGCGGCCATCTGAGCTTGCTGTTGCTGCTTGGCCGCGATCTGTTGGATGTGCTCTTGAATGTGGCTGTGGAGTCTGAACAGCGCGTCCTCGTCAACTTCGTCATCCGGACCATCGGCCATTTTCTCGAAGTCATGATTGTGCCGAATCAAATGCTTTTGATCGTCGTCGCTTGGCTGAACAGGAACCTCTTCGCCGCGCAGCATCGAAAGCCATTCTTCCTTCGGGTCAACCGACAGCTCGGGTGGCTGCGGCTCGGGCATGATTTTCTCGAGTTGAATGCCGAACGGCTTCAACGCCATTCGCGTGAGCCGCCACTGCGCATTCGCGTTCATCTGAATTATCGGAAGCTGTAACGCGAGTGCGAACGCCTGGAGCAAATCATCCTTCGCGGCTTCTTTGGCGTGAATCCCGGTCGCTGGTTTCAACTCGAAGTCAAACTCACCGCCGAACTCTTCCGCGGTCATCGCTGCGAAGCCGTTCTGAACTTCCTTCTTGAGCAAACCTTCGGCGTCTTCCCCGGTCACTCGGAAGAATTGCGAGGGCGGCGCGTACATCGCGCAGAGCTCCCAGAGACGCTTCAGCAGCTTTCCGAAATCGAGCAACAAAAAGCTCGTATCGAAGTTCACACGAAGATCACCGCGAGACAGAAGCGCCAGTGTTCCTCTTGCTGTGCGCGGGGCGTTAGGTCTGCCGCCTTCTCGTCCCGTTGAGAAATCCATGTTGCCCAACAGCTTCTCAACGATCGACAGCATCGTGTTCTGTTTTATCGTCGGGAACGTTGGGTCGTAACGGATGTTGTATAGCGCGATGTCCTCTTTGGGATTGTTGCTTGGAATCAGGATGCCTGGCTGAATCTTGAGTAAATCTGGATTGGCGTTCGATGCGGGACGGTAGCCTCCAAATGGGCCAACCGACATCTCGCCCCCTTTGGTTGCAAGGTTCTCGTTGATGCTGAGTTCTTCTTTGATCGACCAGAGCATCTCAGGCAAGCCCATCGGCCAATACTCGCCGGTTTGTCCAAGTGCAGCTTCGTAGATCGGGCGCTTGGTCGGAGTATCGGGGTAGAGCTCTGCGAGCTTCTGTCCGCCGATGATGCCGTTGAGATTCCCGACACCGCGCAGTTTCGGCGCCCATCGGATCACGATGTCGGTCTGACGCTTCTCGCGGTTCGGATCGGATGAATGCTGTTCGTCGCTGACGAGCACTTCGTTCGGCGCGGCTTGGTCGCTGGCGATGTCGTTCGAAGCTGGGCCTGGAGGGAGCTCAGATGGCGACTCGGCCGAGGCCCCCGTCTCCGCTGAATCACTTTCGAGTTTCATCCGCCAGCGACCGAGCCACGCGAACACTTCGATGAATTCTTTGTTTTGATATGACCTGTTCGACACGTCGACGCCAGCCGCGCGATCCTTCGCCTCTTTGACTCCTTGCTGTCCCGTGCCACTTTGATCGCGCTGACTCGTGTCGCGTGCAACTCTCAGAATCTCGTCCCAGTTCTCTTCGATCCCCTGGTAGATTTCCGATTCTTGTTCGCCTAGCAGCAACTCATCGGGCGTTGCGTAATAGCGATACGCGAAGAAGCTGAAATCCTGTGCGCTCTCTGCGTCTTCGCCGGGCACGAATACGTCGTCCGCGTCGAGCAACTGAAACTCGGGGCACTCGGCGTACTTTACGCGGCCCTTTGTTGGGTGATCGTAATACTTCTTCGAATAGCTCAGGATCGCGAATGCGCGGCCGAACATCAGCCGGCGATAGCTGAACACGGTCCAACGCCAAATCAAATCCATTGCGTTGAAAGCAACCCAACGCATATAGCTTCCGGCCTTGGCGACGCGCTCGGCATCGGTTGGCCTCGTTGCAATCGCCGTTACATTCGCGTCTTCGCCGAAGAGCGTTTGATTCTCGGTTGCCATCTTCTGCAGGACTTGAATTTGAATCAGGGGATACTCGAAGTTTGGTGTTCCGTCTGTTTTCTTTGGGAGCCCGGCTTGATTGCGCCACGAGTCTTGGAATACCGCGTTCTTATCGGCCCGAATTCGATTGGTAATCTTAGCTGCTTCGATGTCGGCCTCGACCTGGACAGAGATCAAGCGCCGCTCTTCGTCGTCGAATTGAATCTGGTCGCCCATCGGCTCGTCTTGTTCTTCGACGGGTTCTTCTTCATCGGGCAGAGGCGGGGGTTCGTGAGGGTTCATGTCTGAACCCTTCGAGAATAGATTGCGAATTGCTGGTGGAATAAAACTCATACTTGCTCGCGAGGTTTCCAATCCCCGCTCCCGATCGCCATCACTCGCTTCTCAGGAATCCCGTTCGCCAATGTCGAGCCCGCATCGCGAGCGCCAAGCTGTCGAAGCAATCGAACCATCTGCGTGTTGCTCGCCAGTGGATCAAACAGAATCAACGCGGCTCCGGCTTTAAACACGTTTGTGATTGCGTCACCCATCGCGGGGATGATCAAGCTCTGCCGGTCGAAGCGAAAGAAGTGCGACTTGCACAACGCGCTCATAAACCCTACGCGCTCGCCCTGGGCTTCAAACTCGATGTACCCACCAAGCTCGCCATCGCGACTGATTCCCCACGTCATCACGCGGTCTTGCTTCTCGCGCTTGAGTCCAACGAATTCGTCTTCGGTTAGGTCGAAGAATTCGGTTTTGTATCGGTATGGTTCAGTCCACAAAAATACAGAGGGGAGGTCTGCTTCAGGAAACGGGCTGATGAGTTCGTAGTCGGGCATTGTGTTCGCCCGCGAGAGTACTCCCAGAGTGGGAACGATTGCAAGTGCTTTAATTCTCTAAGGGGGTTCGTGGGTGGGCGAGCGTCACATTCGCTTGTACCAGTCTTTGACTCGATCGCGATCCTTGCGCGGATCTTCAACGGGCTCGCCCGTCGAAGCGTAGCGGATAACCGGCGGACCAGAACGCCGAGGTCTGCGATGATTAACGAGCCAGATGCCTACCACGCAAAGCGCATCGGCAATCACGCAGTCATCGTGATAACCTGCTTCGGCTTCGACTTGACTTGAGCCGTAACAGAAGTGGCGATACTCCTGAATCATCACGTGATCGTAGGTTTCAATCGTGTGTCCGGTGATCGCGTCATCGAGAAACGAAATCAACGTCGGTCGATTTGTTGCGCTCGTGTTCCAACCGAAATCGTGATAAGCAACCTTGCCCTGATGCTGCGGTTGCCCAGCAATCTCGTTGTACATGTGTCGATTCCAAATCAGCTCCTCGGGATAGCCAAGCTCGAATACCTTGTTGAGCATCGCACGTCCGTAGCCGCCTTTGACTTCGGGCACCAGGAAGGCGTTGTTGTACCAGCGAAGCAACGCATACACAGCCTCTCCGAATGGGCCTTCGGTGATTCGGCCGCGCAGTCTCGCCATCTGCTCGCCGCTCTCCACGTCGCGAATGTTCAGCACTGAAAAATCCGGGTCGGTCGAAGATGAGATGCCTGCCGCTACATCGATTCCCTCCGCGGTATCAGCACCGGCCGCGTACCGATGACCAGGCTTCGGCTTGTGCCACATAGCAAGCGCGCCATTCGGGGAGGGATAGAAAACCACCGACTCTTTTTGGTGATGATCTTTCTTCAACACGAGCTCGCCGTTCGTTGGCTCGACAACTTCGAATTCTTTGATCGCCTCAAGATTGAAGCGCGGCCGCCCGAGGATTCGGTCTACGTCGTGCTGGCATTCGCGCTCGAAGTAATCCTTGCCTTCGGTGTTGATCTTGTTCTCACACGCTTCGATGCCTTGCCCTTCCCACGACGGGGTTCCTGAAACGATAAACCACTTCTTGTCTCGGAGTTCATACTGCGCATCGTAGAGCGCGGGGATTGGACCGCCCTCGAATCGATCGCCGAGCGTGTCTACCTCACGAGTGAGAATCTGATTCATCATCGAGTTGTGATGAATTAGGTTTTGCTCAAACAGCACAACGCAATCATTCGACGCCGCACCGAGCACCGAACCGGCCAAGCTGTTGAGCAGGCTTTTGACGTATGTTGGCTTGTCGTTGATGTCGTCAATGTCGCTGATGATGATTAGGTCGGGTCTGTATTCTTCAACACGCACGCCGCGCAACGCGCTCTCGAGCCCGTAGCCCTGCATCGTGAAGTCGGTTCCGGTTGTCAGCGCCGACCGATTCCAGGTTCCCTCTTTCTTGCGATTGCCAAGCTCGATAATTTGCGGGTTCGCCATTCCGGGATAGAACTTCCCGATTTGTGATCTGAGCAACATCGAACTGATCGAGCCAATGTGCCCATCGGCTTGTGGCTGAGTTCGGCACACATACAAACCGAACTTCCGCCGCTCGCGCGCACCGAGCGCGACCGCCAGAGCCTCGGCGCTTGTTGATTTGTTTCCCCCGCGAGGCCACACGGCGAGATAAGCTGGCGGCGTTGCAATCTCGCCTAATTGAATGCGCCATCCCCAATCCCATAGATCCTCGTGATGAGGTGCGAACTGTTCGGCTCCGGCAGAACGAAAGTGTCTCGGCAGAAGATACGAGAGCCAGAGGTGATAATCTAATTCGAGTTCTTGCTTTGACGGGGGGAGTACCTGGGCCTGAGCCTCAAGTTCGAGGATTTCGATTTCGCGCACGAGGTTTGGCGTCACGCTTCCCCTAATAACTCAAGAAGTTTTGTAGCCCCAGTTGCTTTAAGAGTTTTGATCATCGCGGCGCGAGGGAGCCGATGAGATTTCATCAGGTCGTCGAGTTTCTTCTCGGCCCATTCGCGGCGCGTCTCGCTCGCTTCAAACGTGACGTCGCCGGTTACGTTGACGGTCTGCGGCGCTTTGCCTTCGGTTCGATCAGCGATTTCCCTTGCGGCCGGTAATGAGGGTTGCAACGGGAGATCGCCTCGTGCGTCCTTGGCCTGCCTCATCGCAATCTCTTCGGCAACACTCTTGGGCTTGTAGCGCTTGAGTTCTTCCGGCGACATCGCGAGCATCCGCTTGTAGGCTTCGCTGATGAAGATCGTGCCCTTCTTCACACCGCCAGGATTGCCCGACTTACCACGCACGAACGGTTTCAGGTTAGCAATAGAATTCTTATGGATTCTCCTCTGCTTTTCAGAGATTTGTTCGGTAGGCTGTGGCATCAGTGCTCGCTCTCTCTTATCGTGCGGATACTCTCACACTTTTCTTCGGACGACAAATCCCTGCTTTGAGGATTAGGTTTCTAAAGTAACGTCGCATTCAACTTCATTTCCAAACGTATGCCAGCCATCGATCTTAGGAAACATCGGCGTGATTGGCCGAGCGAATAATTCAAGACGCGGTTCGTCGCTGATGCTTTCGATTAGTTCGTAACTTGCCGCGGGTTTGCGCGAGTGCTCACCTGCCTTTGCCCTGCCCCATGCGTAACTTTCATCTATTGGCTCCAATGCGTCCGGCAGTTCACGATATGCGTTCTTGATGTACCGCCCACGGTTAAACTCACACCGTTCTTTATAACCAAACAGGATATGCTCAGTCAGGCTCAAAAAATAATTGCCAAATCCGCTCGGCTTCGTCCACGTTAGCAATTGTAAATAAGTGAAGCCCCAAGCCGCCAACACCTCAAACCCAGCGAGCAGAACGGGTTTACCATCGATGAGCTTTCCTGTGGTAACCCACAACCAAATGTGAGCACCCCGTTCAGAAAGGTCGTTGACCGGCAACGCCTTGATGTCATCAAGCGGCATTGTTCTATACGGAAGTATGCGCGGGCCTTCGTTGCGGCGTTTGTACTGGCCCGCCATCTGCAAATGCCACGGGGGATCAGCTAGAATGGTGCGATACTTCATAACTCAGCACTCGCTCACGTCCGCCTTGCATCCACAACGAGGGTCAACGCAGATTGGAATTACAATCTCAATCGAGCGTTGATCGAGTTGCGCTTCGGTCAATCCAACCGAGCAATGCTCGTCTACGTCAACGAAATCCATCCCACATTCGCGAAACGTCATCTGCTTCAACGTGCGAGGGTGAAGCGGGGCGAAGATTGTCAGTGGGGCTGTTGTGTTCATAATTCAATCCGCATACGGAAGGCGCTGGGGCTGCGCGTTTTGGTGATCGCATCGAACGACACCCGCGAAGAGATACGCTTCGACCGCGCGCGAAGAATACTCCAGGCGATTACCGGCGTTATCGACGTGGACAAATCCGGTTCCTCTACACCACGGACAATTCCGCGGCCCGCGAGGTCTCGTGTCTTGCTTGATCGCGTATTGTCTGCCTCGACCGGCCCGTCGTCTCATCGGGATTTCCTTGCCGCCTTCGCTTTCTTCCTCGCGCACGTCTGGCAGTCGTCGCAGTTCTTTCTTCGCTGGCCGACGAAGCCGCCACAGTGAATGCAAGTCATTGGTTTTCGTGTTGGTGGTTTAAGCATCAGAACATCTCCACAAGTCTGCACTGCTCAACTCGTTTCATAATCGAATCGCCATAAACCGGGTCCGTCTTCGACCAGATATCGCGCACTCTCGACCACTCCTTGTTGCTAGCAATCAAGACCTGATGCTCGAAATCGCGCGCTGCGTTCATCAACTCGAAAAGCTTGCGGCTTGCAAACTCCGTCGTGTTCACCTTTTCGAACTCGTCAAGAAACAGCGTGTACTTCGCCGATGATTTCAGGTGCTCCGGTAGGACACTCGGCATCGGCGCTTTGTCGTCGACTTCCCAATCCCGATATTGGCTGATCAGTTCCGACAGCAACAACCCTCGCACTCGATTTCCTCGAATCAACGCCGCTCGGCAGAGAGCCCAACAGAAATGAGTCTTCCCCGATCCGTTGCGACCCGTGAACAGGTACGATGCCGCGGGCTCCTGTTGAATCATCGCAATCACTCGAGCCTGTTGCTTGTGGCCCTCCGGTTTCAACCGACCAAGAACGGGCTTGCCGAACGCCGGCGGAATTCGCAGCGAGCTTCGGAGAATTCGAACACGCTGACATCGACAGAGCCGACAGCGCGAGATCCCTTCGGCGTCTATCTTGGACTCGAAGTGGGTATCCTGGCATCGCCAGCATTCAGGTTTCGGAGCTGATGACAGGCGTAGGTTTTTGGAGCCTGCCAGAATCATCTCCGCGATCGTTGGACGAGTGAGAATCGTTGCGACCTGTTCCATTTCCCCTCCGTGGTATTCCGTTCGGGTACCAGTCAAATAGCCAAACGGTCAGATTGAACATGTTCCCCGAGACCTTCGCCCACTCCTTGCCGCAGTATCTCAGACGGCCCTCATCAAAGTTCTTTTCACCGACCTTGACGATATCGTCCCAGATGCTCTTGTTTGGGTACTTGCCGAGGATGTCCCTGACGACCTGGATAATCGGCTCGTCTATCCGGGCATCCCGAGGTTTCTTCGAGGGCTGCGGAGCGGGAGCGACGCTATTATCTATTCTCTTCTTATCTAATCTATTCTCTTCTTCTCTCATGTCGTCCCGTTCTACCGGAACGGCGGGTTTGTCCTCCGAGACCGCTACCAGTTCGAGCCAGCCAAATTCAGGCAAACACAGCGTTTTGATTGCCGCCTCAAACGTGCGTCGATCCGCTCCCGTGATCGCCTCGAAGTCCAAACATGTCAAGATCGTCCCATCATCGCGTCTGAATTCGCCTCGATTTTGCATTCTCGCGCCGATTTCTATCAACAACGTGAAGATTCCGAACTCGATTACGCCACGACGACGGTGCATCAAACGGCGGAATTTTGACCCGTCAAACCGAGACGGAAGAGCTACCCAAGCGAGGGGTGATTTGACCTTTCGAGTCTGCGCGCGTTCGAAGTGAGCATCCCAGTTTTTGACACGGAGGAAATAGCCAGCGGGCGGGTAATCTTCGCTCAAAGCGCAGTCTCCTTCCGCGGCCTCCCGCGTTGTGCCTGCGGCAGTTCCAGTTTGAGCCGGACGTAGCTCGTGAGTGCCATCCGTTTCTGCTTAGCCTTGCGCTTCAAATCCTTTTGTTCCTGCTTACTGATCCTAATTCGTAGCTCGTCTGTCCTCTCCAAGATCGTCACCTCCAATGATTCGGCTGACCAGGTCCGTCGGTAGTTGCGTGTTTCGGTATCGCAGCACTATCTTCTTTCCCGCCGCCGCTTGTCGCGGACTCAAGCGGGCAGCTTCTGCGAGCGAATGGCCTATTACGCCGTGCATCTGATTGAAGCCGATACCGTTCTGTTCGCTTGCATAGTCAGTGTCGCGTGCCGCCAAGAATTTAAGAGCTTCGTGGACCGCTTCAACTTGGGTATCGGTTAGACTCTCAACTTCGCCAGGCTTCTGTGTGTGGGCGGCGACTGGCTGTGATTCTTCGTGATGATATAGAGTTTCGATCTCAACCGTCTCTTCGATGTCGGCTGCTTCGCCTCGCACAGTCAAATCACCGTCATTGAGCGCATCGATTCGGTCGATCTTGGCCTGAACCTGCTTGCAGATTGTTTCCTCGATCGTGTCGGCTGCGAAGAAAATTCTCTGGATCGACTTGGCGCCGTTTGCTCTCCATACCCGCCCGAGCGCCTGTTTGAGATCCTGGCCGCTAAAGGTGGGACAGATGATCGCGAGCCTTCGCCGCGAGACCGGAGAGCCGTGTAAACTCACGCCAACGCCGCCGGCCCGGATGTTGCAAATAATTATCGGCTCGCGATCCGCTTGAAAGGCTTCGATGTTCTTTTCTCGAGTCTCCGCTGACTGCCCACCGCGAATTGAGCAAACCGTCTTGAGCCGCTCCTGAAGCGCGTCCGCACTAGCGTCAAAGTTAACGAATACCGCGACAGATAGCCCTTCGGCTACCGCGTCCTCGACCATCGCCGCGATCGCCGGAACTTTCAGCGTCTCGGCCCGCTGGCGCGCGCGCAACATCTCGGTCAGGATACAGGCTCCCTTGTCGGCCGCAGAACTCGCCGCAAGTCGCTCAAGCTCGTTAGCCATCTGCTCGTAGATTCTGTTGATCTCATCGGCGACACCGTTGACGCTGTATGCTTCGGCTGAAATCTGAGTCTCGGGGAACGCATCACCCAGGTCGGCAATTCTCAACCGCGTGCCGTGAGCAGGGAAAATCTGTTGGTGAATTCGATCAAGTTCCTTTTTGCCCCCAACGAATTCCAGACCCCAATGATTCTTCGCGACCCCGTTCTTGAGCATCCACCCGTAGAAACTTTTCTCGGTCGTGATGCCGGTCAGCGTGCCCGAGAATTTCATCTGCATTGGGTTGTCGGCTGCCGTAGCGGAGAGTCCCGCCGTCGCGTATCCTTGTCGAAGCGCCGCAAGCCCAAGGCCGCAGTTCAAAGTCTTGTAGTCCTTCATCCGGTGACACTCGTCGAACACCAACAGAACGCCCTTATCGAGCTGCCACTCGAAGTGCTTATCCTTGCCGGTCCCCACCATTTTCACCGCAGCCTCATTACCGCGCCGCAGCAGTTCATAGTTACCGACCCCCGCGAGCTTGATGCCGAAATGTTTCGCCGCACGTTTCCAGCTTGGAATCACAGCTTTTGGACAGGTCACGAACACTGGCCGGTCGAGCACGATCGAAACCGCGAGCGTAACAAAGGTCTTGCCCGTGCCGGTGTCGCTCGCATCCAGTGCCCCACCGTTCAAGAGAGCGATCGCTTGCTGTCTCACGCTTGCAACCTGATAACCCAGGAGCTTTGCTTCAATCGCGGACAACCTGGATTCTTGTGCGACCGTCAGCGCCGTGACCGTTTCTTTCGCAACCTCGCCCGTCGCCGCTACGGGCTGCCACCAGCAAAGCTCCCAGTCGCCGTCCTGTGACTTGCCGAACGTCGCGCCCGCCGCTTTCAGTTCTTCTTTCGTCCCGTTCTTCCACAAGGCGCTGAACGCTTCGGTTGGCACTGCTTTCCGAAGCAGGCGAGGCCCATTTCTCGTGCTGACCTCTTTACCCTTACTCCATTCGGCCAGCTTCTCGATCTCTTGCGCTTCCATTCGCCAATCCTCCGCTACGGGAAAATGTAGCGGCATATTATCACCGACGCTTAGTGAATGCAAGAATTTTCTTCGTTCTCTCGCTCACTTCACCGCTTATCAGCAATCCCAATCGAAAGGCTGCGGGTTGCCGCAGTGAATACAGAACCTTCCACGCAGTTCCCTTTCATATTCGTAGTCGTGATCTTCGCAGCAGTCTGGGCAGATTGCGCGCGCCGGCGGGTCTGGGGCACTATCACACTCAACCCCGCACTCCCTACACGAGTAGTCGGTTTTTGTTGCGCTCATATAATCCCCTTCCCCACGAAGCCAACTCCATCAGCGCGTATCCATCGTCTTCATCGCGCCGCATCTTCGTCACGTAGTTCTCGCCCATCTTGATCAACTTGCGCGTCGGCTCACACGTGCAGGCGCTATTGCCTGCGCAGGTGTTGTCGTGGGCGAGAATGAGAATACTCAGTCCTTCCATTCGATATCGCTCCCGTCGCTCAACCTTCGCCTTCTGATTGGAATCCCGTTCGCTTTCGCGCGCTCGATCCCTTCGGCCATGCCGTCGCTTATTCCGAGATCGATATAGACCGCGCAGAGTTCCGCAACCGCGCCCCAGGCGAAACCCGCTTGCATTCCACGCTCTCGCTCGTTGCCGTAGCGATCATCAAGAATGCCCGGCTGATCGTAGAGGATGTGAGAAGCAAAGGGAGCCTCGCCGCGCCTAAGACTGTCGCGCATGCAACGCCGAGAGTAGGCGCGGTTGGCTTCGTAGTCGCCATCACTGCCGCGCAGTGGGCTTTCAATTACAACGCGAGTCTTCATCCCTTCGCCTTTGAATCGATTCCGTAACTCCACTCAACCTTGATGCGGTACTTACCTGTCGCTCTTGACTTGCGCGATACGAGTACCTGCGATGGCTGGTTCTCTGTGGCCAGACTACGCGCTAGCCGGATGGCGTCTTGTTTGCACACATCGTCAAACCATTTGAAACTTGCCGTGTAGCCGCCTGGCCCTGTTACCTTCCAGCCTATAAGCGTATGCCGTTCTACAATCGGCAGGACACGATAGATGTTGCGTTTTGGTTTAGCCATTACTCTCCTTGTGATTGGCTTCCAGAGCCAGTTTCGCGTTTCAGTATCTCGCCAGCTTCTTTAACCGTTCGCCGTTGCATTCGCGTACCGCACCGCTTACAACGCGCCCACTTCTTGCTCGTTACTCTCGTACCAAATCCACAAGCGCCGCACTGAAATCCGGCGAGCATCATCAGCGCAGTGAAGACGAGAAGGTCGGATTCGCGCGCGAGGGAAAAGCTATCTGCTGATGTATTTGCCATCGCCTCTGCTCTTTCGTCTTATCACGAAGTAGGTATAGACGATCAGATTCAAGACCATCCACAGACCGATAATCCACAACCACCGTTCGTCAATGCGAAGTAGCCATCGACCGCTCATCCGTTTACCCTCCCCTCGGTCTCTGTGGATAAAGGATTCTATGCAGCCGCGCGTTGACCGAGTCACCCTGTCCACGTTCTTCGTCGCTGAGTAACGGCGGGTTCAGCTCTCTCATCAGTACCTCGCCGGTGAGCGGCGCAGTTGCGATTCGTTTCGGCTGCCGATACACTCCGCGCAGTACAACCCTGCGCAGGGGTACGTGAGAATCAAACGGGTATTGGTTGATCACGGCATCTCCTTTCATGCGCTTGCGATTGACGACCTGACTGAGCTTACGGAGTTCGTTGCGTGTTGCTTGTTCCATGATTTAGTCCTGTACTGGTTTCGTGACCGTGCAGCCTTCGGAAACGTAATGCAAAGCACCGGTGTCTTTGTCTCCGAATATCCAACTCTCGCCAGTTGCGGCAGGGACATTTAGGACTTCTGCGCGGTGACAAAGAGTTATCTGTGCGCCGTTGAAGCTGACCTGTACTATGTCACCCTTCTCGATCTTGTTAGCCATTTCCATCTCCTGTAACATCGCCGCCTTGCCACCACGCTCATAGAGAGATCAGCTCAGTGTAGTGTGTGAAGACAAGGCGACGAAACTTGGATTACTCTTCGTCAGCGCCCGCGTCTTCGGCGACCTTCTTCTCTCTCGCCGGGACATATTTAATCTTGTCTTCTTCGGTATGCTGCAACACCAGGAACGCGCCGTTATCAAGCGGCACTTTCTTGACCTCGTGCTTGATCATCAGGTCGCCGATTGTCTTGCGTTCGTCGGCTTCTTGTTTCGATAGACGCGAGCGCTCAAGGATCGTCTCAAGATGACCGGGTAGCAGGCGTTTGATCGAAGCCGGGATCTTCGGCAGCCCTTCTTCCGTGCCCGGTAACGCGGGCTGCACTTCGCGGCTTGGATTCTTCGGGCCAGTCCGTCGCCCGCCGACACTCGTAACGGTGACTTCCACTTCGTCGCCCTTGCCGTTGTCCTTCTTCTTCTCTGCGAGCCTTCTGTTGATTTCGCCGATGACGCCGCCTTTTGGTTGGCGCTTTGCCGCTTCTACTGCTTTTGTAGTTTCACTGAATGCCATTAGGTCTCCTTTTTGTTAGAAGTGGCTCTGAGAGCCGATTACAAGGTTCCTTCGCTTCCATCTCCTGAAAGCGCGAACCGCCAATCTGTTCAACCTCGCGCGCCGCTCACATTCGGGAAGCTCCGAGGCGGCGTAGGTTAGCTTGAGCCAGAGTTTGAATGCTTGAGCGAGCATCTATCCCCCGTGCTTCTTCTTGAGAATCGCCGCCGCTTCCTGAAGATCAATCCATTCATCATCGTGACCGGGATTACTGTCGGGATGCAGCTTTCGCGCAGCTTGTCGATATAAGCAGTCTCGAACAGCGGCGAGGATGAAAGAATTTGATTGGCCGTGACTTCGGGAAAGTGCTTCTCGATGAACGCCGCAGCTTCCTCTGGCGTCGCGATGTGCTCGCGCCCGTTTGTCGATTCACCGGCTGGCGGGAGTCGCTTGTAGCCTTCGTATTGCGCACCCTTCTTGTTAACGCCGTGCTCGTCAATCAGCCTGAGATACTGAAGCGCGATCGTGATTGCCCGAAGGTTTGCACGCCAGTCCCCGTATTCGTGGGAGTAGTAGCTGAGAGGCCCGTACTTTGAATTGAAGGTTACAACAATGCCCGGAAAATAGGGATCATGGTGCGCGTACAAGCGCCCATCTTGGCGAATTGCGGACTCGGAGACTTCGAGCTGAAAGACTACGTGCGAACCCTCAAGATAACGAACCTCGCGTTCAAGATGCTCAAGCGTGCGCGCGTAAGTCGTGCTGAAGCTATCGCGGGAATAGTGTGTCCGGTCGTCTGAAGTTCCCGGCCACTTGCCGTTCATTGGAACGATTCGATAATCCACTCACCCCTCCTGTTTCACGCCTTCAGATGCTTCGCGTATTTCTGTAACGTCACACACTGCGCACAGACAGCGGTCCCCATCATTCCGGTTACGGCGACACTTGTCAGAACCTGTTCTACGGTTTCAGGACGCTTGCATTCAGCACACGCGCCGCGTTTGCCGCCCTCTGGATCGGTTTTCATTGCCCACGTCATAATCCTCACTCCTTTGAATCATCGCCCGCTGGAATCCCTCTCTCCGAAAGCCCTTGTCCGTTGTGAAGGGGATGCAGAAATCATCCCTTATTCGCCGAGCCCAAAGGACTCCCAGCGGGCAATCTCGTTACTGCAGCCCTTCCTTCTCGATCGTCAATCCGTCGATCACGTTCCCGAGCTTATCGTCTGGAATCTTCGCAACCTTTCGAACACCCTTGCCCGCATACTTTTCAACGAAGTCGTAGGCGTTGCCGCCATCGGGGAAGTTGGGGTGAGCCGTGATATCCGCAATCAGCTTCTCGATGTGAGCGATCGCCGCCTTGCGATCTATTGGCTCGATCTCTTCTTCGCCGGGTTCGCGAGTTGGCTTGGAATCGGCGTCGGCGGCCTGTTTCGTGGTTTCGGGTTCTTTCGCTCCCGCCTTAAGGTCGTCCATGTCGAGCGTGCCCTTCGCCGCCCCGTTCGTCTTTTTGGTTTCCGGCTTCTTGTCGCCATCGTTTGCAGCGGCCACGTAATCAGCCCACTTAACCTGACCGTCGTCGATCGACTTCCACATCGCCCGAAGGT